GGCGAGGGTGCCAATGGCACGAACGGGATGTTTGCAAGTTCCGGCAATGCGCGGCTGGGCTGGGCGCGGCGAGGCACGGCAGGCCAGGAGGAACCAGCGGGTTTCCAATGGGAAATGTCAAAATGAGCCATGCAATCACAAAAGCCTAGTACAGAACAACAGGAGCGCCCGCAGCTTCCGTGGGGCATGGGCAGCGCCAGGATCAAGGGCCGCGTCTGGTGGATTACGTACCGAGATCCGAAAGGCAAGATACACCTCGAAAATTCCGGCACCGGGGATCCCGCCGAGGCCCAACGGATCATGGCACAGAAGGCTTTGCCACGAGCGTGGGCAATGGTCGCGGCCTTGGAGAAGTTAGCCAATGCAGAACCCCAAGGTCCCAACAGTAAGGGTGGTAAGCGGCCACGATCTGGATCTGTCGCGCCGGTCGGCACTGCGGCTGCTGCGGCTGCTCGAAAGGCTGGCGGCAAAGCGACTCGCAAGGGAGGCAAAGCGTGACGCGAAAGACTGATCTCCCTTGGTTCGTCTATATCCGGGTAAGCTCCAAAGACCAAGGCGACAAGTACGGGCCGTCGAGACAGATCGAGGCCATTCGGAACTGGCTGCAGGTCAATGTGCCCCATGTCCGCGTGCCGGGACTGGATACCTGCATCGCTGGGCCGCGCGATGTGCGGCAGTGCGAGTATGTTGGATTCGACAAGCAGAGCGGCAAGACCGACGAGCGGCCCGACTTTCAGCGCGGCTGCGAGTTAGCGAAGGCAGGCAGGATCGGCGGGTTCATTGCCCTCCGGTTGGATCGAGTGGCGCGCAATGCGGGAGACGCCTACCTGCTTCGCTCCAGGATGAAGCGCATGGGCGTGCGGCTGGAATTCGCCACCCAGACGTTCGACGCCACGCCGACCGGCGACCTGATGTATCAGGTGTACGCGAGTTTCGCGGAGTTAGAAGGGAAGCTGATTTTGGAGCGCACCGCGGATGGCCGCATGGGCCGTCTGTGCGGCGACAAGTTATTCCACAACCCCAACGCGATGCCTTACGGTTACCTCTACGTGGATGAAGCGGTCGCGAAAAAGAATCCGGGCGCGGTCATCGGCAGGGCGATCATCAACGAGCAAGAGGCCAAGATCGTGCGCCTGATCTTCCGCTGGTACGTGGAGGAACGGCAGACGGCCTACGAGATCATGATGCGCCTCAACCGCAAGGGGATCCTGACTCGCGCGGGCTTGGCCTGGTGGCGGGAATCGGTGACCCAGGTGCTGCGCAAAGCCGACCGCTACGCGGGCGTCTATGTGGTCAGGCTGGGCATCGAGGCCGCCAAGCGCGATCATGAAGAACGCGTGAAGCTGATGGGCGGAAATGCGCAGCCTCTCGATCTGTCCGGAGTGACAGAAGCGCGGCTGGATCTTCCCGTGATCATCGACGCAGAAACGGCCCGGCTGGCACGGGCTATCCAGACGCAGAACAAGACGAAGAGGGCGGGGCGGCCGACCAAATACTTCCCCCTCAGCAAACTGGTCTATTGCTCCGTACCTAATGGAAACGGCCCCTGCGGCGGCGTTTGGTATTTCCGCAACAATGGCGAGGCGCGGCATGGCATCGGCTATTGCTCCAAACACAACTACCAAGGCGGCGGCATCCGCCTGAAGTGTCACGCGAGCGAGATGGTCGCGGCAAAGCTGGAGGCGATCGTGATCGATGCCATGAAGGAACACCTGCGCCAGCCCGAGGTAGCGCACGCCGCCGCCATACAGGCTTATCGGGCAGAGCACGGGGTGGATGCCCACCAGCGGCGGGCCGACTCCGAAGCCGCCCTGGAGGCTCTCCGGGAGCAGCAGGAGCACTACGGCACGATCATTCTCAATCCGGCCATGAAGAAGCTGCACGGCAAGGCCAACACGCAGTTCGCGGCCCTGGAAATTCAGATCCAGGCCCTGGAGAGGGAACTGCGCCACGCCCCGGTCAGCATGATGTATTCTGAGGCTTCCATCGTGGCGGCGTTCGGCGCAATGCTGGGCGATCTGGAAGAGGTCCAGACCTTCGAGGAAAAGCGGGAGTTCCTGCAATCGACCGTGGAGCGGATCGAGATGACCGGAGAGGAAGTCGTCATCAGGGGCGCGATCTCAATCCCGCAGGACGCGGTCAGCGGGGGGCAAAATTGGAATGGCTGTGGTCCCAGCGATTCCAATTTTACCCCTTCGATTCCGTTTGTTATCAAGAGGCGGGTCGCATGACCCGCGAGCCCACACTCACCACTTTCTGCGCGGCCTGCGCAGCCTGCATAGCGGGACGCCGCCACGCACCAGAAGAGGTCCAGGCGCACCATCCGTTCTCCGGCCACGGCTTTTCGCCAGAGGTTGGCTGGACGGATCCACGCCTTGAGCCGAAGCCCACCACGTTGCACTCCTGGCCAATGGAATACGACCCCACGCCGTTCGCGCCAGGCGAAACCGCGGTTGTCCCCAGCACTAAGGGGCGGGTTGCGTGACCGGCCCGGGCCCAACCCCCGCTGGAAACGGCGGGGGTTTTTCGTCTCCGCAGCGCTGGGCGCGGATTCAGTATTCAGGCGGGGCAAACCGCTGGCACGCAGTAGACGGCTTCCGGGCCATCTGCGGACATTTGGACTTCAACCATCCTCGGGCGGAATACCAAGAGTCCAAGCCGGATCGCGGCAAACTCTGCAAGAGCTGCGTGGCGAAGCTAGCGGAGGCCTCATGAGAGTGGCCTACCGGGACAACCCGGCAATCGCCGGCACGGTGAACCTGATCCGGTCCTGGGAGCGCGGCGAGATCGCGGAGCCGACGATGAGCACGTCGAGCGGCCCGAAGGCTACCATACGCAACCACATCTTCGCGATCTTCGAGCGCTATCCCCACGTCGGCCGCGTGCTCATGGTGATCGGCAAATATTCCCAGAGTGTTCCGTTCCTGCTGGTCGTCGACGAGGCTGGCCAATTCTTCGACATGGCGGGCAAAGAGGTAGTGGTCGATGGATAAACCTAAACGCTTGACGGTCGCGTATCTGGGGTGGCACCGTTCCGAGCAGAACCTGACTATTTGCGCTAATGACGGGCGCGCGATCGTGCGGATAACGCGCGACGGCAAAGTAATCGTCAACCCCGATTTCACGATTGACGAAGCAGCCCGTGCCTTCTGGGAAGCGGTCCAAAAGCTGGCAGCAAAGGAGAAGTGAATGGCAGAGAAGCGGTTGTATGAAGCGATCAAATACACCTTCGGGCCGACGGAGATGCGGGAGCTGGGCGAGAGCCTGGCTCACGAAAATCAAAACTGTTTCAACCTTGAGGATCAGAAAGCGAACACGGTAGCGGCGCTGGCGGCGGCAATCAAAAGCGCCAAGTCCCGCGTTGTGGAACTGACCACCAAAATCAATAACGGCTACGAAATGCGCGAGGTCGAATGTCTCGCCATCCTAGAGACGCCGCGGCCGGGTATGAAACGGATCATCCGCCTCGATACTAACGAGATGGTCCGCGAAGAGGCCATGACGGTGAATGAAATGCAGTCGGGCTTCGGCTTCATCGCCCCGGGCCCGGAGGCACCAGGCGAATGAATCCGGCCCTCGGCTACGGCGTCTGTCCAGACTGCGGCGCCGTGTCCCACGGCAACCTCACCTGCAGAACCTGCCGCCAGCACATGCGGCAAACCGCCGGCTGTCCGGCGGACTTCCTGGACCAGCTGGATGCGGCCAATATCGCCACCGTTGCGCCGGTAGGACCAGCAGCGATCCGCGCGTTCCTGAAGCGGTTGGAGGGCGAGTGATGGCGAAGCGGCCGTTCCGGCTGACCCCGCCGCCGATTTCCGAGGACGACATAGAGGCTGGGTGTAAGACTGTCCTGGCGCTGCACAGCTATTTAGTGATTCGCCTGCATGCCGGGGTTTACAAGACGCTGGATGGGGCGCGGCATGTTCACGGTGTTCCGAAAGGCACGCCCGATTACGCCTGCCTGCATGAGTTCCACCGCAATTTTCTGTTGGAGGTCAAGCGTCCTGGCGGAAAGCTGAACCCCGACCAGGAGACCCAGATCGCGGCGATCCGGCAGCAATACCGACTGCCGGTGGTGGTTGCGGAGGGAGTGGAAGAGTTCTGCAATTGGCTGGCGAGGCACGAACACCCGCCCTAAAAAATAAAGGGGCACGTTATCCGCGTGCCCCCACTGCAATCACATTGGTCCCAGCTGGAGAAGGTCCCCGACATGGAACACGGTTCCAAGGAGCGAACTCGATGGAACGTAACTCTTTTTTGATTGTAGCCAAAGCGGTCCTGGCGGACAAGAGAATTTCCGCTACAGCCAAGTTACTTCTGGCGGTCCTCGCGGATCACTGGAACAAAAACACGGGGCAGTGTAATCCCCATGAAGCGACTCTGGCGGAGGAAATCGGCGTTTGCCGCCGCACCGTAATTCGCGCCTTGGCGGAGTTAAAGACGGCTGGGCTGATCCAGGTGCAACGGACCCAGCGGGGCAATCGGTACGAGTTCCCGAAGTGCCAAAATGTCACTTCCCAAGTGACAAATAGTCACTCTGCAGAGTGCCAAAATGTCACTTCGGAACCTCCGTATCCTTTATATGAACCTTACTTAGGTGAACCTAGCGGCTTACGCGCGCAAAAACGGCGCGCTCCCGCCGCGTCTCCTCCTAATCCAAAACCTCTCCACGCCCCGCTGCCGCGCCGTAAATCGGTGCAGAGCGCAACGCTGGAAGCGTTCTACCGCGAAGAGCGAAGAAAGGCAGGAAGGTGAATGTCTGCCAGCCTGATAGTGCAGCACATAAAGACCTATCAAGATGATGATCGCGTGCGCGACACGGATCTAGCTGAGTGGCTTGGCTATGCTGACCCTCGCAAGATTCGGCAGACGATCAACAGGCATCGAACGCAACTAGAAAAAGTCGGAGTTATTCACACGGTGGGAATAACCTCCGGGGATCTTGGGGGCCGCCCAGCCTCAGAGAATTGGCTCACAGTTAAACAGTGCCTGCTTCTCTGTACCTATGCGGAGACGGCCAACGCCGATCAGGTTCGCATCGCTCTCGTGGAAGCCTTCGACCAGTACAGGAAAAGTAAGCTGGTTGCCGTCGAGCCGTCCTTGGAAATGTCAGTTCTCGATACTCAGGCCCGTCAAATTTGGGTGCCGCTCCAGCGCATGGTGCGCCAGGAGATCGAGCCTATGCAGAATGACGTTCGTGCCTTGCGCGGTGACGTCCAAGAGGTAAAACAGATCGTCCGCACGGAGGCAGACGATATCAAGCGCGAGATCCGGGAAAGCCGTCAGAAGTACAGATGGAAGCCGATTGACCAAGCCGACAAACTGCTCCATATCGATTGCTTATGGAGACGGCACGCCGGAATCTGCCCGCGCTGCAAGCGCACCGTCATCGTAGATCAGGACGGAGTGCCGACCGCCGAGTTTGAGATCGATCACAATTTCGCCCCTTGGAAAAATGCCCTCACAGAAACGTGGCCATTGTGTTCGCGCTGCAATAAGGAGGTCAACGCCGCCGAAGAACGGCAGAAGTGCCAGGACGATTTCCACTCCTATCAGAAATCATTGCAAGCCCACCGCGAGGATTTGCACTTTCCCCTATTGAGGCATTTATGAAAGCGTTGACTCCTGAAACCGCCGCCGCTGTCGTCGGCAAGCTCGCGTTGATGGCTTTCTTTCCTAGCGACCCCGAGGTCCGCGCGGGGCTGGTCGCCATTTTCATAGAGATGGTTGAAACCGACGAGCAGATGGAGTGGCTGGGTAGCCGGGCGATGCGCATGTTTGCACGCTGGCCTGGCGTGGCGGAAATCCGCGCGCTCTACTGTTCGCGGTACAAACCGAGGGACGGCCTCGAAAGTTACAGCGAGATTTACCCAGAGGGCTTCCCAACTGAACGAAAAGAGCCCGAGCCAGGCCGCGCTGCGCGTCGCGGCGAGCCGGTCACAGCGGACCCGGTCCTCGACCGTAAGATTCGGACAGTAGCAGCCAGCAAGAAGCTGAAGCCCGTCCGAAAGGGGCGATAAAAGTGGAGCAACTTTGGCCAGCTGACAGCGTGGAGCGGTGGCCGCTGGCGCGGCTGATCCCCTACGCGCGGAATGCGAGGACACATACTCCAGACCAGGTCAAGCAGATCGCGGCCTCGATGCGGGAATGGGGCTGGACGATTCCAGTGCTGGCCGACGAGGCCGGCGGAATTATTGCGGGCCACGCGCGTGTGATGGCGGCCGAGCTGAACCAGTATGCCGAAGCGCCGGTGATGATCGCGCGCGGCTGGTCGGACGCCAAGAAGCGGGCCTACGTGCTGGCCGATAACAAGCTGGCCATGAACGCGGGATGGAACGAGGAATTACTGGGAGTGGAGCTGCTCGAGTTGCGGGACGCGGGATTCGACATGCCGGTGATCGGCTTCGACGCCAGCGAATTGGACGGGCTGATGCGGGAGGTGGCCGAGGCCGGGTATCCAGTGCTGCCGGAAGGCGACCGGGCGCCCTACCAGCAGATCACCTTCCTGCTGCACGACGAGCAGGTGAAAATCGTGCAGGCCGCGGTGACCGCCGCCAAGCAGCGCGGGCCGTTCGTTGGCACTCATAACGACAACGTAAACGGCAACGCCCTGGCGCGGATCTGCGCAGCGTACCTGGAGGAGGAGAACTAACTTGCAGTCGCCATCAAGCTACGACCCGGATCTGCGCAGCGCGCGGCGGTCGGCACTTACTTCGGGCGTGCTCAACCTCGCCGTTGTGGGCTTCCATGTCTACCGGCACAGCTGGGCTGTCGTGGCGGCCTCGGCAGTTTGGACACTGTCGTCGTGGATTTGGCTGGTCACTATTCGCGCGCAACAGACTACGCGCGATTATAGCCGCGTGGTCGAGGCCGCAACTCGGCGGGAAATCGAAAGAAGGGAGTTTCGATGACGGATCGCTTGATCTGGGCGGAACTGTTCCCCGGCCAGCCGTGGCCGGGTGAAGAGGCAGTGCTGCGGGCGCTGGCCGCGGAAGTGCGGACACTAAGGAGCACGATTGTCAACGAGCCGCAGCTGCGGCGCACTCTCGACGAGATCCAGCGGGCGCACGATCTGGTGGGCCAATACTGCTACGAGACCCAGGACGAGGCGACCTTCCAGTTCGTCTCGGCTCTCTGCTGGGTTCTGGGCCACGATCACAACCCCGCCTTTGCGGACACCCTTGCAACGATTGAGACGCTGCTGGAGGGGCTCGGAGTCCAGGTAGTGCGCCTGCCGCATCTGGTATATCCGACGCGGGGAGAGAGCGTAAAATAGCGGCCATGCAATCACAGAATGAGTACCCTGCGTCCGCCTCCCGGAGCTTTGCCACTGCGGCGATCGTTCAAGCATTCGCTAAGACCGCGCGGCCTTTCATGCGCCGGTTTATGAGTGCCAACTCGTGTATCGCGGCGGCGCGGACCACCATCGAGACCATGCGGCTCTACCGCCTGCGCGCGGTCGAGAAGCCGGTCTGTTACGTCTTTCAGGTGCCCGCGCGGAATTATGCGCGGCTGGCTGGATTCTCCGCAGAGGAGCGCGCGGAGATGAAAGCGAAAGCGGGAAATTGGGTAGATGCAACGCCGGACGGAGGCAGCTGGAACGGTCACCTGATCGTGGTGGTGGAGGACCGCTGGATTCTCGATCCATCAATCGATCAGGCCGACGCTCCCCAGTTCGGCGTCTCGGTTCCTGCGGAGGTGTTCGTCGCGGATACGCTTGGACAAACTTGGCATCCGAATATGAACTTCGAGATCGAACTCGGCTTGATCCTCGACAACGGCGATGCGGCATCGCTGCTGTATCACAGCATCAGCGACCGCGGGTATCTCGAAACGGAAGCCTGGACCGATGAAGGGCTCCCGCTGCTGGCGCACGCCATCGCCAGCGAGATGAAAAACGCAGCGGCGGTGAGCATCGCCTGTCCCAAATGCGGCAGGGTCAGCCATAACGCGAACGACGTGCGCGAGCGCTACTGTGGCAACTGCCACTCCTTCCACGACGATGCGCGCTGAAATTCTCGACAGAGCCGTGGCCTTTGAAGTCCAGCCGGAAGCTCGTCCGGACGGCAGCTGGGAGCCGCCGGCTGAAGTGACCCTGACGCTGCGGCCCTGCTGGCGAAAGCCGCCGGTTCGCTTGCGGGTAGCCTACCTGTACACCTACGAGCAAGTCGCTTATTACGCGGAGGAGCTATGATTCGCTGTGCCATTTGCCAAGACGATGGTTGGATCGCCTACCCGACGTTTGCCGATGCCGAAAAGCAAGTCATCCGCATTCGCAAAGTGGCCTGTCCGCGAGGATGCCCGCTGGCGAACCCGACCGAAGAGGGCGTGCTGGCTACGTTCCCGTCAGACCAGGAAGGCGAGGCATGAGCACCAAAGAGTTTTGCAAACAATCCCGGCTGACCCCGCGCAAGGTGCAATGGTGGTGCGAGACGGGCGTCCTGCGATGCAGCCAGCGGGAGCGCGGTTTCCGCGACTTCGACGAGGCCGAGTTGCGGGTGGCGGCGCTGGTCGCGCAGCTGCGGCGCAAAGGGGTCGCGCTGACCAGGATCCGCCAGATGCGGATCCGAAACCCGCAGGGCGATTTCCTGGTGGCGAACGGCGCGGCCTATTGGTGGTGCACGAGAGAGGAACTCCTGCCGGAACTCGCCAAAACCCGCGGGGCCTGTGTGGTGGTTTCCCTGAAAGGCCTATGAACGGTACGCTCAAGCAGAGGAGCTTCCATGAGTCCCCGGCCTGCCGATCCTCCCCTCGACCGCGAATGGACGCAGGAAGAACTGCGGTCCTATCTCGAACCGCACGGCTTCACGTTCCGCGAGGGCGAGGTGATTCCACAGGGGTGCAAGTACATCTCGTTTCAGCCGGTGACTGAGAAGGAGATTCGGTGGGTTGAAGACCTTGCTCGGCGATTCGATTGGGCGAAGCGATTCGGTTGGTAGAGTAATAAGTGACCGACTAGGAAACGCCGGTGAAGCTCCGGCGGGTCCCTATAGGGGACTCTGGTGTAGAGAGGAACGGGATGCGCGCTAACCCCCGTGAACACACCTAGTGGCGCAACATGCGCGTTGCGTGCATTTTTTCGGAGAAATGATCCGGGAAATGACGACCGCCAAAGACATCCGCGTGGCCGCGATCAGCAGCCAGGCCGGCAACGCGCTGATCCGCAAACTGCACTACTCGCACAAGGTGGTGGTGAACTCCCAGCTGCACCTGGGCGTGTTCCTGGGCACGCGCCTGGAAGGGGCCATGCAGTTCGGCCCTTCGCTCGACCGGCGCAAATTGCTGGGGCTGGTGGAGGGCACCAGATGGAACGGCTTTCTGGAATTGAACCGGCTGGCCTTCAGCGAAAACCTGCCGCGCAATTCCGAGAGCCGCGCGCTGGGCGTGGCCATGCGGTTGATCCGCCGCCAGTATCCGTGGATCGAATGGATCGTCTCTTTCGCGGACGCCACGCAGTGCGGCGACGGCACCATCTACCGCGCGGCCGGCTTCGTGCTGACGCGCATCAAGCGCAACACGACGCTGTGGGCCGGGCCGGATGGAACGGTAATCAGTAACGTCGGGGAGCGGACCAGCATGAAGAAGATTCAGGCCACCGCGGCGCGCACCAGCTATCACGGTGGCGCCGACATGGACCATTACAAGGCGATGGGGTTCCAGCCGCTCGCCGGATACCAGTTGCGATATATTTACTTCACGAATCGCGCGGCCCGTGCGCGGCTGACAGTTCCGATTCTCCCTTACACTGAAATTCACCGTGCGGGGGCCGCGATGGTTCGCGGCCAGCGCGTCGGTAGTATTCCGGCTGAAACAACGGTGTTCCACACCGAAGAGGGCGGTTCGACCCCGACCCCGACGCTCCAGCAACCCACCTCGTGAGAGATTGGTAATCGCCCTATGACCCTCAACATTGGCTTTTCCACGCCCCTGGTAGTCCTTCACAAGCCGTGGTCTGATGAATCCTGGGGCGCAGTCTTCACGTTTCAGATAGGCAATTTCGTTTTCAAAGGAGAGCACATGGAAGCTACGATGCAAGTCGGCGCCCGCGCATCCGTCTCGGTCGAATGGAAGGACACGGGCGGCAATATCGTCAAAGTAGACGGCCCCACCAAATGGGAATCGTCCGCTTCTGACATGGTGCAGGTAACCCCGTCCACCGGCAATCCGCAGATCGCCAATCTATTCGCGCCAGGCCCCATCGGCACGGCGCAGATCCACGCCACCGCAGACGCCGACCTGGGCGCCGGCGTCAAACCGGTCACCGCAACGATTGATGTGACCGTAATTTCCGGTGAAGCCGTCGGCGGCGACATCACCTTCACGCCCACGCCCAGCGCAGCGGCCCAACAGCCCAAGCGGCGGTAACCAAAAAAAGCGCCCCCAGTTAGAGGGCGCGGAGTTTGCTCTTCCAAAAGAAAATTGGCTTTCAGTTTAGCGCACCCCTCTATTGTCCCGCCGCCGCACATTTGAGCGGCTCCCGTTAAAGAATTCCTCTTTTTCGACCGGAAATGAGGCTGCAACCCAGCCCATCCGAGCACCTGCACATAACATCCTGGCTGTTTTAAAATAAGGATATGAAAACAAAACAGCCTTTTCTACGTAAGGATAGGCAAAAAAAGAACTTCTCAATCATGGATCTACTCAAAGCGGAGAACATCCGGACTAACGCTGACCTCGCAGCTTGGTGCATCAAGAACGGGCGGAAGGGCGAGTCCAGATATTGTGTCCTGGTTCGGCAGTTCGGGGAAGTAAACGCGGATCGGATCGTGCGCCTTCTGGAGGTTGCGGAGTGGGACCTGAGGGAGGTCAATTAGCCATGACGAGACGATTTGTGGCACCCGGCGATGTGGTGCGGCTGGAGATCCCCTCTTCTGAGGTCTGCATGTCCATGCATGTGGCGGGCGAGGTGATGAACGTGCGGTTCCAATCGCCGCACAGCTATCCCAACGCCCAGTTGCTCATGGACGATGGCCGCGAGTTCAGCGCGCCGATCACACCTGGCGAGGCGGGGTTCTACTACGAAGACGGGAAGTATTACTGCTACCCGGTCGATGCGCAGAACAACGGGGGGCGGCTATGAAACCCCCCGATCTCACTCTGATTCCTGACGCCGCGCTGCTCTCCGAAGTGCAGCGGCGCAGGAACGCCAAGCGGAAAACGTTCGGCGCGGGCCCGGGCCGGCCGAAGGTGATAAAGACCTGCGAGGCCTGCGGCGGCATCTTTTCCGCCCGCGAGTTCAGACAGCATCGGTGCACGGGAACAGGAAGGATCAACCAATGAGCACACCCATAATCATCGTCATCGGTGATGTCGGAACGGGCGGCTGGTGGTACGCCATCGAGGAACAGCAAATCTTCGGGGACGGCTTCCCCACGGAGACCGCCGCTATCGCCGCGGCGGCCACCGCCGCCGGAGCCGCACCGTACGAGATCTGGTATCGGTGCGAGGCTGAGGGCCGCACAGTGATGGTGCCGGGCGCGCGATCCGCCAATCACCCAGAGGAAGGCTTATGAGCCCGGATCCGAAGCGGATAGCCGCACTGAATGATCTGGCGCGCACCGCGATGGGGGTTTGCAGCCGGGTACTGCAAACTCGCGGCATCTGCGCGCTGCCGCCAGCGGACCAATCCCGCATCCGGGAGAAGGTGGAATTGTTCAACGACTTCCATCCCGGCGACGATCCCTACGGGGAGCACGATTTCGGCTCCTTCGAGCACAACGGGGTCGGGATCTTCTGGAAGATCGACTACTACGACACGAAGCTGGAGTTCGGCAGCGAAGATCCGAGCGATCCCGCCCAGACCACGCGGGTGCTGACCATCATGCTGCGGGAGGAATACTGATGCAGCGAGGCACTCAGGTATTTGTGACCGGCGCTAAACGTTTTACCGGCACCGTGCTGGCGGCGGGTAAGGACAGTCTGGTGATCGAGGTCGCTCCGGGCGTCAGCGCCACCCTTCGCCGCGATATCGCCAGTACCAAGCCATTGCAGTGGCGGTGCGCCGGCCTTCCGGTGGAGGTTTCTGCAAAACCCGCTAATAATATAAGCGGCGACTGCAAACCGGCCTCAATCGAGGGGCCAAAACGTGTAGTCAATCTGAAGGAGTTTCGCAAGCGGCTATTCGCGCTGGAAAAGCGAACCCGCAAGTTGTAGTATCTATCCCAACGCCCCGCCCGGTTTCGGCGGGCGTTCGGGTCTGCACTGTAAGGTCCCTTCCCCTTTTCCCTCAACTACATGCCAAGTCCTGTTGACACAGCGCCAGCTATGCCGTAGTATGCGCCCATGAAGCGCAAGAAAGCAGGGAAAGCGGGGACAGCCGCCGACCCTTTTGACAAGACCAAACGGGATGCGGCCGAGTTTCTCGGCGTGACAGTCTCGACCATCGACCGCTACGTGAGGAAGCGGAAAGTGCCACATATCAAACTGAACAACCATTTGGTGCGGTTCCGGATTTCCGACCTGGTCAAGTTCGCAGAAAAACAAAGGGTGGCTTAGATGGCGAGGAGCATCCTACGGGTCCGCGAGGGCGGCGAAAGCTGTCCCTGGTGCGCCAGCACCGGCAGGTCGCCAAAAGGTGACGGTCCTTGCCCGCTCTGCGCTCGCGGGCGCACGGTCGGGAGAGTGCCGTGAACATCTGCCAATACTGCGGCGAGCCGATCCTGCCGGAGGAAGAGGGCCACTCTCCCCGCGTTCCCGGTCACCATCGGGAATGCGCGTTTCGCGCCGTTGGCGGCTCGGTCGCTCACATCGAGCGCCGGTGCTCCTGTTTTGTGCCGGGCTCGACCGAAAACGATCCGCCGGGCATGACACTCCGGCAGGCCGCCGAGGCCGCGATAACCGTCGCATGGAATCGGAGGCACTTGCAATGACCAAACCAATTGACATTTTCCCGACGCCGGTGTTGTCCGAGGATGAAGGGCAGCTTACCCTGTTGTTCCCTGGCAACGTCCTGGGCGTTTCGCTGATGACCGACAGCGCCCTGGAGGAGCGCGTCACACAGGCCCTGATTCGCGCCTGGAACTCCTCCCTGCTCGCGTTCCAGCGGGAGGCCTGGAATATCTTCACCAGCGGCACGCGCGTGCCAGGCGCAGGGTGGCTCCGGCGTTCCGAGGACGTTTCCGAATGACTAAGTTGGCTATGAAGGTGCGGCAATGCCCCTATTAAACGCGGAACAAATCGCGGAGCTACTGATGATCGCGGAGCACAGCCGCAACTGCATGGAGTGCGGTCACCGCACGGCACAAGATTACTGCCGTTCGTGCGATGAATTTTATTGGCTTCACAAGCCGGGGTGCGGGATGTTTGAAAACCACTGCGGCCATAGACTCACCATCGTGCCGTTCGTGGAGGTGCGGGGTGCATAAACAGGGGCCATACCGGGACGGCAAGATTCACGTGAATCAAAGAATGTGCGAGACGTGCATTTTTCGCCCGGGAAATCTGATGCAACTGGAGCCAGGGCGGCGGGAATCGCTGGAGCGGCAGGCGGTGCGGCGGGATGGCTGTATCCCCTGCCATGAAACCCTGGACGGTCCCCGGGTGATTTGCCGGGGGTTTTTTGATCGGCACAAGGATGACGTGGTGGGCCTCCGGCTGGCCCAGGTATTTAAGAAGTTGGAGTTCGTATGACAGAGACCCATCTACTCACTGATGCCGAACTGCAAGGCATCGCGTTGCAGGCGCTGAACATGGCGAAGCGCGACTTACTCCAGCACAAATTCAATTTCCTGGTCGGCGCCTATCACCACGGCGAAGGCCTGCACCGAATGAGAAAAATCGAGACGCTGCTGATCGAGACGCTGGGGGAGGACTGGCTCAACGGAGGCCGCACCAAAGATGCCGGTTTCGGTGTGCTGCGGTCGGCGGTCGAGCGGATGCCTCCCGATGCGGTCGTATTTGTCAGCATCGTCAATCAATTTATGGCCGCCGAAAAGCTGCGGACGCTGGGCGAGGAAGAGGCCCGGGAGCTGCTGAACTCTACCCACGATCGGCACCACCGGGCGGTGGCCGAGGGCCTGCTGACCGTCCACGACGCGCTCTACGCCATCGCGCAAGACCCGCGGCGCATTTGCATGTACGTGCAGATGATCGACCGGCACCTCGGGTTTCTCGGTCCGCCGGACATCCAGTTTATGGACCAGGACAACTTCAGCGGGCGCATGAAAATGTACGGCCCCAAGTCCGGCTACACGGACGCGGTGCGGCCCGCGCGAAAGGCCGCCCAATAATGAGGGAAGAGGTTGCCAATGCTCTGGATAGCGACCATGTACTGCGAAAACGGCCACCCCATCATCGGCGCGGTATGCGTGCTGGAGCGCGCCGGACTTCCCGACGAGCGGGAGTTGGATGAGTTCGTTCAATCGGCGCGGGCGTTCCTTGCCGAGGCTGCGGCGCAGCAGCGCGGCACCGCGCTCTGTGAGGACTGCGGGGCGGCATCGACGGCGCTACGTCTGGAACAAATCGACGATCCCGATTTCGAGAAGACCGTTCATGAGTTCGCGGCGGATCTGAAAAAGCCGTCCGCCAAACGAAGAGAGGAGCAGTTATGGAAGCTGCGGAATTGAAGCTGGAGTTGATCGCATGAGCGTCATGACGCGCGTCGAACACCTGGCTTGGGCGAAACAGCGCGCCTTGCAGTACCTCAATGCGGGGGATTTGATGAACGCCCTTGCGTCAATGGGTTCGGACCTGTCGAAGCATGAGGAGCTAAGCAAGATCGGAGACATGCTGTTTCCCCTCGGTATGCTGTACGTGCAAAACCACGATGTTGGCGGAATGCGCCGCTGGATTGAAGGTTTCAACTAGCCATGACCTATGAGGAGAGGTTCCGTGGGCTGGCAGACGCGGCCCGCATGCTCCGCGTCATGATGGAGGCCCGCGAGGCTGCGGCCAAGACCGCGCGGTTCCGGCCAGACGGCAAATACAAGCCGCGCATTTCGCGCAACCGCGAAATAGCGGATAGGGCTTTGCTGCGGGAGCCGATTCCCGGCGGCGGCGGCGCCGAGTGGTGGATCGCCTACGGCGGGATGCGCGAGAACATTCTCGAACTGCGCAAGAGTCCGATATTGCCGCTGGTCGAAAGAACTCTCGATCCCGAAGCGCTCAACGGCTACGTAGCGTTCCCTAAACGTCACGCACCCAAGCTGCCGACCAATTCGTATGGCGGCATCTTGCAGTACATCCCGGTCCACGGCGGCGTGACCTACGCCGTCAAGGACTCCTACATGGCCGTCTGGGGCTTCGATACGCTGCATTGCGATAGCGGCGAGGTGCCGCGCGCCGACCGGGCGTGGATTCTCGGGCAATGCCGGTTGCTGCACACCGGACTCCTGATTGCCGCCAAGCTGTGGCCGGAGTGGCGTAAGGCGAGCCAGGCGCGCCGCACCGAGATGGCGGACTGGATGCTCCAGTTGGTCGACGATGGGCGCGTGGGCCTCACTGGCCGCCTGAATTTGGGCAGCATGCTCGACCTGATGCGCGGGAGGATCGGAGAGTGACGAAGGCAACGAAGAAAGCCGAGTTCAAGGGACGATTGGAAATGCTCGACCCGCTTTGGGTGCAGATCCTCGAAGCCAAGCCGAACCCGCTGTTTGGCGAGGACGCGCATGAATGGGTTCGCTTCCTAGGCCGGAGCATGAAAATCCGGCTGGCCATTCGCGGATACGTCGGCAAGCGGGTGATGTTCGAGGACCGGGTGGAGATGGAGGAGGCCGCGCTCGACCGCTTGCTGCCGCGACTGGCCGAGAAACACGCCCTGGCACTGGCGGAACACGCGCTGCACATGATCGAGATCGAGTTCCTGGATGAGGCCAATCCGCTCGAACGGTTCTTTCGGTTCGGCACGGACCCGGCGGGAATGGTCCTGCCCATCGAGGTAAAGCTGTGACCGAAGGCGTATATTCTGGTCTGATGACGTTCGGGGTGGATTTGAAATGGCTCACCGTGTCGGATAAAGAGTCTCGGTACTTTGCGGTCGCGTTCGACTAACAGGCAAAATAGGTGAAATGAAATGTTTTCTGGACCTGCTTTCCCGTATCGTAGCTATCCATACGAAGGTGCATTGCACGAACACTTGACCAACCTTCAAAGCGATCGGATCGGTATCGACTGCGATAACTACGGCGTATTTATCTGGTGGCCGCAAGATTACTTTTATACCTACTATCAGTTATCTGGCGGCGTCACTGAGGAGGATTGGTTGACTGGGGTGCATGAGTTCACGTTGTCCGAAATCGACGCGAAATGCAGTCGGAGATCCCGAACCCCTGGCGGAAAAGAAACTGAACCACATGAGCATGAGCCTCAGCAGTGAGCAATACATCCGCTTCGGATTCTACGTCGGGGCAGCGGGCCTCTGGCTCGGCGATTCGAGCTATGAGAAACGTTGGCGCGGCAAGGTCGAGGAACTGACCGAGGAGTTGTATTGGGAAATCGTCAGCGAGATACAACAGAGATTGGTGGCCGCCGGTAAGTGCCGCGCGGACGAAGACATTTTCGAGACCAGTTTGTCGGAGGCAACCTAGTATGTCCCCGTTACTCGATCCTGCCCATCCGCTCGCGCCGAAATTCTGGCGCAACGAAACGGGCGGTGAACTCCAGCCGGCAGTGATGGCCTATCTGACCGGCGAGCCAATGACCCTGCGCCAGATCGCGCTGATGCGGGCTTACCTGCAGCAGTGGATCGATTCGCCGGTGTGGAACCCGCCCGGGCCGCCGGATGTACCCAAGGGCACCTGCACCGACGCGCGGTTGGAACTCGAATTTATCCGGGCGGCGCTCGCGGAGGTCCGCACGCGGGCTCAGATCAACGAGTGGCTCCACTCGGCACTAAGCATCGGCATCGATCCGCTATGAGCGACGTCTATCTAAGCCAGAGCCGCACGCCCCTTCCGCATCTGCGCTGCCCGAAATGCGGCGGGCCTTGCGACGGCTGGAGCGGTCTCAGCATGGAGGAGTTTGCTCAACCGGAGCCGGGCTCGCGCACGCTCTGTGGAACCTGTGGCGCGTTTTTGGTGTTCATCGAAAGCGCTGCGAGCTACCGCGCGCTCGCTCTGAGGATGGCGACCGCCGCCGAGATTGCCGCGATCTGCGCGCATAAGGACCCCAAGGTCCGGCAACTCTGGACGCTCGCGCAGGAGTTCGTTGCGAAGCGCAACCAGCGGCAGCGCACCGGCCAGGGATAGGCACCTGCACATAACATCCCGGCTGTTTAATAATGGCCGCATGCAATCACAAAAGAAGCCCGCTAAGGGCAAAGCAGAGCACTACCAGATCGGCACAGTTACCTGCGCTCCTCTTGAGCAGGATCTCGTTCGGGATTTCCTATTGGCGGCCGAGAAGTTGACAGCCGATGATCCCAGCCAAAGGGAAGAGGTCGAGGAAATCAGGGCGCGGGCCTCCAAGCGCGGGAAGTCCGGCTATTACACTTCCAAGGGGAAAAAACAGAGGAAGGAAGATCGGAAGGCGTTGTGGCAGATTCTCTGGAATTGCAGCGGGCCGTACTGCACTTTCGATGAGCATCCCGATGATCCGGGGAATTGGGGGTTCTGGCTTATCTCCCATTGGCGCGAAGAGTTGCTTGAGGGGCATGGAATCATTGTTTACGAGGTGCGGCAGATACCGAAGAACTTCGAGGGCGATTTCTTGCTCGTGACGAAATCGGGCAACCTGATTCGGAAGGTGGCCATGTGCTATCGCGGCGCGGCTCCTGCCCATGAGATGCAGACTTTTTGGGAGATGGAGGGTTCGCTGATCCCGAGGTCGTATCTGCCCCAATTGCAGTAAGCCGCGTCCGAATCCCCCTCAGCAAAGCCGCCCGTTCGAAGGCGGCTTTTTGGTCTGCGCCGTTCGCCGCTGAAGTGAGAAGTTCCTGCTGATAAGTCACGTGGAATCACCAATTTGCAGAGTTACTAGCGCGACTGTGCGGGCGGCGAGCCCGCGGGCGGCCAGACGCGGCGGAGTACCTTTAACTCTATGATTCTAAAGGGTCTAGGCGATTCGCGCGCACGTAGCGTTGGCGTGTTGATAACAAAGGGGTTCGCTCTGTGGGGGCTATGGGCTATGGCCTATGGCCTATGGGTACGGGCGGCTGGGCGGCTGTGGGGCGGTACGGGCGGCTGGGCAGCCTTGGGAGCGGCTGGGCGGCTGTGGGGCGGTACGGGCGGCTGGGCAGCCTTGGGAGCGGCTGGGCGGCTGAAATGGGGCGGCTGGGCGGCTGTAGGGGATACGAGGCGATTCTAGGGCAGCTAGCGGGCGGCTGTAGGGGATTGTACGGGGCGGTACGGGCGGCTGGGCGGCTGTAGAGCAAAAAAAAGCCGCCCCGTAGGGCGGCCCGGCTGGGCGGCTGTTTTAGGCGAATTTGAATTCAAATCCCGCGCTACCGTAGGGCTTTGCTTCGATGTCATACGGCCTTGAGCCATCGAATCCCAATGTTTTGAATTGCTTGGTAGCGGAGATGTACGGCCTACCCGAAGCATCGCGCACATCCAGCGCGCCTTCTACCTCTTTCGCTTGAGGCACAATCCGTACCATTCGCCCTTCGATGGTAAGCGTAGCGAATTTGGGCTTTGGCGTACCTAGCCGCTCTGCTGCATCCTTCCCGAAGCATACGCGCCCTGTCTTGTTGAGATGAATCGCAAATTCTGTAGGCTTGTCGGCCTTGGGAGCGGCGGGAGCGGCGGGAGCGGGCTTGGCAGCGGCAGCGGGCTTGACAGCAGCAGCGGGCTTGACAGCAGCAGCGGGCTTGGCAGCAGCAGCGGGCTTGACAGCAGCAGCGGGCTTGACAGCGGCAGCGGGCTTGGCAGCGCTTTTCAGGGCAGTAGCTAAGGCCTTGCCTACGGTAGCGGTAACATTCAAATTCTTTTTTGCCATTTGGAGTAAATTCCCTTATTTTTGTTCGATTTAGAGGCGGCATCTCCGCCACAATCCGAACGTAGCATGTTCCCACAAAAAAAGGGAAGCGCCGTGGTGCTGCACCTACTAAAGCCTTATGCTACAATGATTTACATGGTTCGGATGGCAGAGCCAGAAAGCGCGGCAGGTATAGACATAGCCAACCCCACGCCATAGCCTAAGCCGTGGGCCAACGGTACGTGGTACAGGGGTACGTGGTACCCCCCAACGGTACCGCCACGGGGGTTTCTATGCCAGAAGACGAAAACTCGATGCTGGGTCGAGTTGTTACCGTCCACTTCACCGACTCGCCGTCCACTTCACGATTTGAAAGTTAGGCTCTCCCTTTCCGCTGCCGTGAGGATCTCCCGGCGGTATGCTGGTGCGATGCCAATCACTGAAGAAAGGAGGGCGCGGAACGTAGCCAGAGCAATCGTCCGGGCACGGCCCATACGGAGCGCACTTCATCTGGCCGATGCAGTGTTGCGGGCCGTGCCGAGGACGGAACGCCTGAGCCGCATGGGCCTGATGGAGCGTTTTCTGCTGGTGGCCGCCGCATTCGTGGCCGGCCTGCTGATCCGAGCGGTGCTATGATCTGCCCCGAGTGCGGCATCGAGGTGAAACGCCATGTCTGCCGCGCCTGCCAAGCCAAGCGCACTCGCGCGGGGATGCTGCGGCACCAGCGGCGCTTCCTGCAAACGTGGCTGGCCGGTCAGATCGAATTGCGCGTGAAGCGCGTCGCAGGCGTGCTGCACTTGGAGCTATTCGACGACCGCTGGCACAGCTACTGTGACACCGAGATGTTCTCCGTTCACCAGCGCGATTTCGTGCGCGAACTCCCGGCCGACCTGTGTCCGGCGTGCATTACCATCTTCCATGAACAGGTGGCCGCAGCCAAGGAGGTCCGATGATTAAGCTCAAACTCCTGCTCATGATTCTGGCGGTGCTCTGCTTTGCTCTGGGCGCATCTGAAGTCAAGCCGCCGCGCGGTAATTTCGTGGCCGCGGGCCTGTGCCTGTGGGCTCTGGCGACGGTCGTGGCAGGCTAGCGGTGCTATGCTCGCGGAGTAACACTTTGTTTTCTGCCATGCTTAAACAGCCCGCGCTTCCTGCCAACTGGTGAGCGTGGGCTTTGTTTGTTTTTCGCAGGATCTCCCGTGACAAGAGCGACTTCCGGGTTTAGAATGGCCGCAGGCCGTCGCCGGGACTAGGCCTTGAAAGCAAGTGATAACATCCCGCACCTCCGAGGGATGGAATCACAATGCCCCTGGTCACCGAACTCGAGCTGGCGCGCCACCTTAAAAGAGACCGCAAAGCTGTGCGCCTGGCCGCGCAAAGCGGCCGGCTGACGACTCGAGCAGACGGTCTGTTCGATCTCGACGTAGCGGTCAGGGAATGGGCCGAGACCACTCACCACGAGAAGGGTCACAACAACCGCAGCCTCGCCGAGATTCCGTCGCCCGACATTCCACTGCGACCTGAAACCAAGAGCACCGACTATGCCAAGGCGCGGGCCGGGACGCAGATTTACGAAGCCCTGCTGAAGAAACTGCGTTACGAGGAGCGCGCCAAGAACCTGACTCCAACCGCGGATGTAGAAACCGCGCGTTTCACCGAGTTCCGCATCCTGCGTGAGGCTTGCTTCAACATTCCGGCGCGGATCGCGGCGCTGATCGCCGGGGAGACGCAAGTGGAGCGGTGCCAGCAGCTGCTCGAAAGCGAACTGAACAGCGTGTTCAACGCCTTCGCCGACGGCAGGCTCTCATGACGCCCGCACTGACGCTGCACGCTTCGCTGCCCGGTCTGGCCGACGCCTACGAAGTCAGCCGGCAGGCCTGCCGTGCCGGGGCGCGGCCGGACCCCAAGCTGCGCATCTCGGAGTGGGCAGACCAATACCGGGTTCTCACGACACGCTCGTCGCCGGAGCCCGGGATGTGGCGCACTGAGCGCACTCCATTTCTGCGCGACATCATGGACTCCTTGATGCCCGAGGCTCCGTGGGAGCGGGTGGTGTTCATGAAGGGGTCGCAGGTCGGCGCAACGGAATCGGGCAACAACTGGATCGGGTACGTGATCCATCTCGCGCCAGGCCCGATGCTGGTGGTGCAGCCGACCGAGATGATGGCCAAGCGCAACTCGAAACAGCGCATTGGTCCGCTGATCGAGGACTCGCCGGTCCTGCGCACCCTGGTACGGACGGCGCGGTCGCGCGACTCGGGCAACACGATTCTGGCCAAAGAGTTTCTGGGCGGCATCCTGGTGCTGGCCGGCGCGAACAGTGCCAAGCAGCTGCGTTCGATGGCCGCGCGCTATCTGTTCCTGGACGAGGTGGACGCCTATCCGCCCAACGTGGACCGCGAGGGCGAGCCCTGCGATCTGGCGATTGCGCGCACCAGCAACTTCCGGCGCAAGAAGATTTTCATCACCTCGACGCCCACGATTGCGGGCCGCAGCCGCATCTGCACCTTCTTCGAGCAGAGCGACCAGAATTTCTATTTCGTGCCCTGCCCGCGCTGCGGCGTTTTGATCACCTTACTGCCCGAGCAGCTGGGCTGGTCGCCCACCCTGAAGCATCAGGCCAGCTACCGGTGTCAGGAGTGCGAGGGCGAGATCTTCGATCACGAGAAAACGGGGATGCTGGAGTTGGGCGAATGGCGCGCGACCGCCGCGGGCGACGGCGTGACGCGCGGCTACCACTTGTCCAGCTATTACTCGCCGGTGGGCTGGCTGTCCTGGACGCAGATCATGCGCAACCACGACAAGAGCACGGCGTCTCCCGAGAAGTTGCAGGCGTTCTACAACACCGTGCTCGGCCTGCCGTGGGCGGACCAGGGCGAAGTGCCGGACGTGGACCGGCTCTACGAGCGCAGGGAATCCTACGTGATCGGCGAAGTGCCCGAGGGCGGGCTGGTGCTGACCGCAGGCGCCGACGTGCAGCTCAACCGCATCGAGGTCGAGATCGTGGCCTGGGGCCGCGACCGCATTTCCTGGAGTGTCGACTATCGCGTGCTCGAAGGCAACAGCAACCAGCCCCAGGTGTGGGAGCAGCTGGCCCGGCTGATGGACGAAGAGTTCCCCACCTTCTACGGCGGCGCGCTGCGAATTCAGAAACTAGCCGTCGATTCCGGTTTCAACACCATGCGGGTGTATGAGTGGGTGCGCACGATGCTCGCGCAGCGCGTGATGGCGGTCAAAGGCGAGAGCCACGTGCCCGCATTGGTCGGCTCTCCGAACCTGATCGAACGCGGCCCGGCCGGACGCCTGATTCGAGGCGGCGTGCGCCTGTGGCCGGTCAATTCCTCTATCGGCAAGGAAGAACTGTACCGCTGCCTGAAACTGTCGGCCCCAGACCTCGCGGCCGGCGAAGAGTGGCCAGCGGGCTATTGCCACTTCCCGTCCTACTCTAAGGAGTTTTTCGAGCAGCTGTGCGGCGAGCAGCTGATTACGCGCACGCTGGCGGGCCGCACCACCAGCCGTTGGGAAAAGCGGCGCGACCGCAACGAAGCGCTGGACGTCAGGATCTATGCGCGAGCCGCAGCCGCCACTCTGCGCATGGAGACGTGGCAGCCGAAGCGGTGGAACGACATCGAGACCGCGCTGCGCGGCGGCAGGGCCATCGGCGGCAGCGTCGCCAAAGGCGTGCAGTCCCCGATTCCGCAGTTTCGCCCGCTCAGAGCCAACGAAGGATTTCTGGAATGACACCGAACGGCAGGCTTCCCTTCCAACCCAAGCCGATGGCCGCGAACGTCCGCTTCAAGCTGCCCAAGGTGACCGATCCGGCGACTGCCGCCACTATGCTGGAGCAGGCGCAGCAGGCGATGTTCAACCTGGTCACCGGGCAGCTGCCGAGCGGCGTCGAAACCCCGCAGCTGGGCCGGGTGACCTTCAACGCCACCAACACCGCCGATTTGCAGCGGCTGATTGATTACCTGAGCGGGGTGGTCGCCAGCGGTGACGGCAGCGGCAACACCAACCGGCGCATCCCGATTAGTTTCCTGGCTTGGCCATGACAGCGACGCCCGAATCCAACCCGACGAGCTCCACCACGGTCCCCGCGATCCGCAAGCCGGGGCTATTGAAGCGTCTCTTCGGCGGCGACCGGAGCGCGGCCCAATTCCAGGCGCAGTCGCCGGACGGCGGTTCCAACTACGGGGCGGGCACCGGCTACGGCGCACTGGGCGGCCGCGACACGCCCTATACCGGCGCGTCCTGGATTCGCAAGCAGATGTCCAACTGGTTTCCCACGCGCGCCTCAGCCGACGCCGAACTGTTGGGCGACATGGGCACGCTGGTGGCCCGGTCGCGCGATCTCGACCGCAACACCGGCATCGCCGCAGGCGCGATCCAGACCACCGTGGATAACGTGGTCGGCGCCAATCTCCGTCTGTCCTGCTGGCCCGACTACCGGGCTTTGGGCCGCGACCCACAGTGGGCCGAAAGCTGGGGCAGGAGTGTGGAAAGCCTCTGGAAAAGCGTGGCGGATACCACGGCTTTCGATGTTGCGAACAAGCTCACCTTTACCGGGTTGACTACCCTGGTCTTCCGGTCGGTGTTGCAGAACGGGGAAGCTCTGGCGCTGGCCTTGTGGATGGCGCGGGCCGACGCGAAATTCAAGACCTGCGTGCAGCTGGTCGATACCGACCGGCTCTCTAATCCGGGGAACATGACACCCACGCTGACCCTACGCGGCGGCGTGGAGACCAACGATTACGGCCGTCCGCTGGCCTACCACGTCCGCAAGATTTCCAACTGGCCCGCCATGTTCTTTCCCGCCATCGGCGGTATCGGCGGCGAGTGGGAACGCATCCCGGCGGCCACCGAATGGGGCCGCAAGCGCGTGCTGCACGTCTACACCCAGGACCGCGTGGACCAGACGCGCGGCAAGCCAATCCTGGCTCCGGTGATCGAGCAGTTCCGCATGCTCGACTCCTACATGCGCGCGGAGCTGCAATCGGCGATTGTGAACGCCCTGGTGGCGGGCGTGATTGAAACCCCGCTCGACCCCGGCACGCTGGCCGAGATGGTGGGCGGGGATGCCAACGGCTACCTGGCCGCCAAGAACGAGTACCGCATCCAGCTGGAAGCCGGCACCTTCATTCCGCTGTATCCCGGCGACAAGATGACGCCCTTCATGCCTGCGCGGCCCGCGCCTCAGTTCGCGCAGTTCTCGGAATTCGTCATGCGCCAGATCGGCGTCAGCATGGGCCTGCCGTACGAGCAGCTGATGAAGGATTACTCGAAGACCAACTATTCGAGTGCCCGCGCGGCGTTGCTCGAATCCTGGCGCTATTTCACCACCCGGCGGTCCTGGCTGTGCACCTACTGGGCGCAGCCATTGTACGAATTGTGGTTCGAGGAAGCCGTCAACGAGGGCCTCATCGACGCGCCCGACTTCTACAACCAGCGGACCCTGTACACGCGCGCCAAATGGATCGGACCAGGCCGGGGATGGATCGACCCGGTGAAGGAAGCTGAGGCCGCCCAAGTCCGCATGTCGAGCGGCATTTCCACACTCGAAGCTGAGTGCGCCGAGCAAGGCCTGGACTACAACGACGTGATCGACCAGCGGCAGATCGAGAAGCAACGCCTCCAGGAAGCGGGGTTGTGGGTGGAGCCGGCGCCGCCGACCAAACCCTTGGGATTCCCAGCGCAACCGGAAGAGACGCCGGTTAGAGAGCAGGTATAAGTTATGGCTACAGACGAACTCCTTACCGGCGAAGCACCGCTGGCGTTCCAGCTGCTATCCCTCAACGACCGCCCCTGGGCCATGAGCCTCACGGCCCTACGGTCGCTGGTGGCGGCCTGCGGCGCGCTCGACTTCGAGGCTGTGGCCGCGCGCGCGGGACAGCCGCTCGATAATGGCAGCGGGGTGATGAATTACCACGGCACCGCGGTAGTCAACATTCGCGGTCCTTTGTTCCGCTATCGCTCGATTTGGACGTGGCTCCTGGGCGGCACCTCCGTCGAGCAGACGGCGCTGGCCCTGCATGCAGCTGTGGACGACCCCACAGTGCAGCGCATCGTGCTGGCCATCAATTCGCCTGGCGGCCAGATCGACGGTATCAATGAACTGGCCAACATGATCCGCACGGCCAACCAGACCAAACCCATCACCGCGTACGTGGATGGCCAGGGGGCGTCGGCCGCGTACTGGCTGGCTTCAGCAGCTGGCACAATCGTGGCCGACGAAACCGCGCGCCTTGGCTCCATCGGCGTGCGGGCCACTGTGTTCGATGAGCGGGCGGCGGAAGAGAAGCAGGGCGTGAAGCGGTACGAGATCATTTCCAGCCAGAGTCCGCTCAAGCGGACCGACCCCGGCACCGACCAGGGGCGGGCGCAGCTGCAACAGATGGTGGACGCGATGGCGGCGGTCTTCATCGCAAAGGTGGCGGAGTTCCGGGGGACCAGCGAAGAGAAGGTGGTAAGCGACTTTGGCCAAGGCGCGGAGCTGTCGGCTCGCGACGCCGTCTCGGTCGGGATGGCGGAAGCGCTCGGTTCCCTGGAGGGCCTGCTGGGCGCTGGCAACGGCGACCCAGTGCGGGTGGTGCGCGATCAGCCCGCGCTGCGCGTCGGCCTGGGGACGACCGTGCCGGCCGCCGTGCTGCATATAGGGGCGGCGGCCACGGAGCCGGAGGCGGCGGAGGAGACCGACGACGAGGAATGCGACTGCCCGCCGGGCGAAGACTGCGAATGTGACGAGGAAGAACAGGAGCCGCTCGATAGCTCGGCTTCAGAAGGAGATGGAGACTTGATTACGCCAACCGAAGAACGGCAGCGGATCGCTGCAATTTTAACCTGCGAGGAAGCGCGCGGCCGCGAAGAGTTGGCCCGCACGCTGGCACTTGAAACCAACCACACCCTGGAAGCCGCCCAGAAACTCTTGAAGGCGTGTCCGCTGGCGGTCGCTACCAAGCCGGTCAATGCGCTCGAAGTCCGCATGGGCCAGATCCAAAACCCCAACGTGGGAGTAAGCGGCGATGCGGTCGCCGACGATTCGCCGGCCGCCGAGGTGCAGCGCATCCTGGCGTTCGTTCCGAAGTCCCGCAGGCACGCGGTGCAGTAAGGAGAAACTATGGCAACACCAAGTGTGAACCCGATTAACGTTGCGTCTTTCCGGTCGGACATCTTCAACTACGACTCGCTCCTCGCGGGCGAGTGTCTTTCCAAAAGCGCCAAGATCGGCGCAAGTCAGGGCATCCTGAAACGCGGCACCGTCCTCGGCGGTGTGGCCGCAGGCGTGCCGCCAACGGGCGTTACGCCGTTCGTCTATGGCAACGCGCCAGCGGGCGCGATCCTGGCGGCGGACATCGACACCGGCACCGGGGCCGCCGTCACCGGCCTGGTTTATACGCAGGGAAAATTCCTGGACACTGCCATGATTTTCTCGGCCAACGGAGCCGCCACCGACGTAGCGCAGCTGTGGAACGTCGGCATCTACGTCCTGACCGTCGAACAGCGCAGCGGCCAACTCGTGCCGCTGATGAACCTGCCCACGTCGGGCGCAGGCCCGCTGCCGCAAGCCATGTCAGCGAAAGACGCAGCCGAAGCCACCAAGGAGGAAGTGGAGGCGATCCGGGCCGCGCAAGGGCAGAGCCCAGTGGCGATCCCTGGCCCGGCCAGCGCCAAAGACCCGGCGTGGTATACCGCAGCCTTCGGGGAGCGTGAACTGACCAAGGAGGAGCAGGCCCGCGAGAAAACCGTGGAGCAGGTTGCCGACCTCGACGAGAAACAGCAGAAAGCGCGCGAGGAGCTGACCGCCAAGCAGAACAAGGAAGCCTCCGAGTTGGCGAAGAAGCAGCGCGACGAGCGTGCCCAGCTGGCAAAGCAGGAAGCAGCCGCCATGCAGCACGGCCGCCAAGCCAACCCACCGGTGCCGACTACGGCACCGAAGAAATAACCCCCCTGCGGCCCGTCGTCTTGGCACCAGACAGCGGGTCGCCTGATTTCTAACCCACCCAGTACACCGGGAGGCAAGCCAACATGGCCGACGTTTTTAGTACAGATGTTCTGACCGCTGTGCTCCAAAGTTTACTGGGCAACCCTCAGTTCCTGCTGGACCGCTTCTTCGGCATCACGCAGGCCGAGGCCAGCGAACAGATCCACTTCGACGTGATGCAGGGCAAGCGGCGCGTTTCGCCCTTCGTCTCGCCGCTGGTGGAAGGACAGGTGGTCGCTTCGCAGGGATTCGTCACCAACACCTTCACGCCAGCCTACATCAAGGACAAGCGGGTGTTCGATATGAACCGGCCCTTGAAGCGCGGGCCAGGCGAGCAGATCGGCGGCACGATGGTCCCTGCGGATCGCCTGCGCGCGCTGATCGCCTTCGATATGCAGGACCAGCTGAATATGCTGCGCCGCCGTCTGGAGGTGATGTGCGGCGAAGTCCTGGCCAGCGGCAAGAGCACGATCAGCGGCGACAAGTACCCCACGCAGGTAGTGGACTTCCAGCGCTCGGCCACCCACCAGATCGTGGCCGCTCCGCTGTGGAGCACGGCCAGCCCGCCGATTCTAAACAACCTCCAGGACTGGGCCCAGATCTGTCTCGAAGACACCGGCGTCTTTCCTAATGACGTCATCATGACCGTGGATGTTTGGAAAGTCTTCCGCGCCGACCCGGCGATTGTCAACGTGCTCAATATCTTCCGCCGCAACACGGACACCCCGAGTGTCATGCCGATGGCGCAAGTGACCGAGGGCGGCGTGCTGATGGGCAATATCGAAGGGTTCAACATCTGGGTCTATTCGGGCTGGTATGTGGACCCGGCAGACGGCGTGGAGAAACCCATCATCCCGGCGGGCACGGTGATCATGTGCTCTCCGTCGCTCGAAGGGGTGCAGGCCTATGGCGCGATCCGCGACGAGGAGATCGGCTTGCAGCCGGTGCCGTATTACGTCAAGTCCTGGATCCAGTACGACCCCAGCGTGCGCTACGTGATGCTGCAAAGCGCACCGATCATGGTTCCGTTCCGTCCCAACGCCTCGCTGGCCGCGAAGGTGCTTTAAATGCGGGACGGCGAAGATCCGCGGTGCCAGCGGAAAGCGCCTAGCGCGCCTTCAAATCTTTACTGGGGGTTTGGGGGCGCGGGCGCGCTGACGAGGAGGGTTTGATGAGCAGCTTTATCAATCCGTTCCTCTCCGACTACCTGCCGAACCTGTTCTGGCCGGCGGAACTGGCCACCTTCGGGAGGCAGGTCCAATACCTGCCGCAAGGCGACGCGGGGCAAGCGGTCGCGGTGACCATCCTGTGGAAAGAGGGCGCGAGCGACGAGGAAGTGTCGCCGGGCCGCTACAGCCATATCGACCTGCAGAACGCGGATCTGCCGGTCGCGCCCGCCCTGGGCGACATTGTGCAGAAGGACGGCAAGGAATACGACGTGGTGCGGGTGAACGCTCTCGCGGTCGGCTACTCCACGATCGTGCTGCAAGAAGGGGGAACACTCTAATGGCGCAAGGAATCCTGGCTGGTCCCATCGCCGCCACGCAAGCCTCGATGAACATTCAGGTGAAGCGCACCGGCAGGGTGCGCGCGCCCAAGCTCGACGATCCGCAGCTCGCGGCGATTGGCTTGAAGATGGTCGCGGAACAGAAAGCGCGGTGGGCCAGAGGCATGGATGCGGCCGGGCAGACCGCGAAGAAGCTCACCGTCCGCTACGCCATCATCAAACAGGCCGTGCTGCATAAACGGCCCGTGCGCGACATGCACCTGACCGGCGCCACGATCAAGAATTTCCAGCTGCGCAAGGCCACGCTGGGGACCATCCGCGCCGAGAACACCACGCGCCTGGAGCGGTCGAAGGCGCGGCGGTGCCAGGGTTACGACCAGATGATCGGCTTTGCGCTCACCGACACCAAAGTGGTGTTCGATGCGGCGCAGAACGAATTTGGCCAGTACGTGAACAAGGCCTGGATCCCGCTCGACGGCACTAACCGCCGCCCAGGGACGCTGAACATGCTGCCGTGAGAACCGGATGATCAAGCTGGCCGATCTGGTGAATGCGATGGCGCAAACGTTGACCAACATCCCGGAACTGGTGGCCCAGCTGGCGCCCACCGATCCGGTGAAGGCGTATATCGACTTCAATCCCACCAGCAATTCCGTGGATAACGCCATCTATCAGATGCAGCCGGGCCAGCTGCTGGTCATGTGGGTGGAGACCGCGCTGGTGACCGAAGCCATGAGCAAGTGGAGCCACCGCGTGGAGATTTGCGTGCGCGCCATGCGCGACCATTCCGACCTCGATCTGGTAGACCAGATCCTGAACGGCGTCCCGGTCCCCGGTGACGGCCAGATCTGGCGCATGTGTCCTATCCTCGCGGGCGTGCTTCCCACCGACGTGTTAGGCATTGCCCGCCGCACCGATACCGAAGGCGTGGACTACGCCGTAATTCTGACCGAGACGGCCGAGACAGGCGACTGGCCTCTGCCTTAAACCCTTGGAGGTGATTCGACCGATGGCAACCTTAACCGCTCCCGCGCCGCTGGCAGGAGGACCGATCTCCTGCCCGGCGAATATTCAGGAGACCAGAATCGCGTTCGGCTACAAGCCGCAGACGGACGTGCCGACGATCAACGCGCTTGCCGACATGTGGGCGCTGACCAAGGTGAATCCGGCCCTGTCGGTGGTCAATCCGGTCAACGAAACCAACGCGCTCGATATCGGCAAGGGTAACGAGTTCCCCAGCCAGACGTTCCCGTCGCATCAGGACACCAGCGTGGCTCTCGAAAAGTACGTCTCGAGTGAGTTCCTCGCCTGGCTGTTCTGTTTCACAACCGGCCAAGCCACCAAGACCGTGGCCGGAACCGGCTTCGCCTATGCGGCCGTGCCCAACGATCCCGCGGTTACCTGCATCAATCTGCCGTGCTTCACCTGGGACGAGCAGATCCGGCCTTCCCCGAATTCGGTAGTAGACCGGGCGCTGATCGGCTGTGTGGTGGGCGACTGGGCGCTGACCATGTCCAGCGGGCCGGGGCGCGCCAACTGCCGGGTGGCCTGCACGCTTCCCGGGTCGGGGCGCGTGCAGAGTCCCGGCCTGTCGCCGCTGCCCGCGCTCACGCCGGAGCACTTCCTGAACGCCTCGGGTGCTTTCATTACCATCAACGGCATTGATTACGTGCTTCAGCAGACCTTCATGAGCCTGGAGTTTCGCTACAACAACAACGTGCGGCTCGACACCGGGCTATATCCCGGCTCGGGCACCCAAAACGGTTTCGGCGTGCGAGGCCGCATGGAATACGGCGTCCGCGAAATGAGTTTGAATTTCGTGGCCCGCGCGCAGAAAGGCAGCATAGAGTACAACAACTTGATCAATCAGGTGGAAGGGCCGGTGAGCTTCGGGGTGAAGGGGGCGCTAATCGACACCACCTTCTACCACAATTTCACGATCTCGATGCCGCGCACCATCATGCAGGCGGTGGTCAATGGCGACGACGCCAACATCGTCACCGTGCAGTGCGGGGTCACGGCGCTGCAACCGACCGACGGGATCACGCCCATCATCACCATGAGCGCCACCACCACGAAGGACGGAATCCTGGGGCTATGAGGCTAGAAGGGAAATTCGTCCCAATGAAAGTCGAGGGTCACGTTCGCCGCCTCAAAGTAGTGCGCTTGAATGCGTACCCGCTTTGCAGTCTGCAATTGAGCGATCAATTCCGATTGCCCGGTCCAGGCCGCGTTGGTCTGGTCATCGAATCGGAGCATCGTGAAATTCTGGACCGGCCCTTCATCGAAGCGAACGCGCAAAGGGCACACTATGCCGTAGCTTTTCCAATCCCCAATGAACTGGCCACGCTCCAGATGCAGGGACAAGATAAAGAGGCCCGGTTTCTCTTCGCTCACTCGCAATGTGCCATGCTGCGGCCCGTTGTAAGGGAAAGGAAACTCGACAAGATTGGTAGACCGCAGCGTGGCGAACCGCTGTTCGGTCCCATCCAGATCGTCGCGGGCGCCCCCGTGTTTCCACTGCTCCGGTTCTGGCTGCGCAGCCTCTTGATCCGGTTCCTTGGCAGCGGGCAGAGGAGCGGCGGGAACAGGAACCATAGCCGCTCGGCCGGAGTTGTAGGCAGTTGGGCGCTCCAGCCGGAACCAGTAACCCGCGCCTGCGGCGATCAGGACAATAAATATGAATCTGTGCATACCAGTACCATTGTACCGGAATACGCTAAGTGCAGCCGGATGAAGGGGATACGCCGATGCAAAACGCAATCTGCAAAAATGGAAGGCGCGGTGGGTTATTTCTCGCGCCTTCCTGTGTGCCATTGGCACCCTCGCCTTGCCGCACCGCGCCAAACCCAGCCATGGCTAGCCATGCCCAGCCGTGCCGAGCCTTGCCACGCCAGGCCCAGCCAAGCCCTAATGGACTTCACAATTATAGAGGATGAAATCGATGTTTGATACCGCTGCAACCATTACCATCGGGCTGCGCGTGGCTGGCGCAGGGAAGACCGACATTACCGTGCGCTGGCCTTCCGACGAGGAATGGGCCATGCACCGCAAGCGCAGCAAGTTGATGATGCGCCAGATGGGCCGGGGCGCTTCGGAAATGGAGACCGACTCCAGCGCTGCCGACCAGAAGATGTATGAAGCCATCAAGCTCAACGGCGCGCCTCCCTTGACTGCGGGTGAAGCCACGACCATTATCCAGGCCATTGGCAAGTGCGACGTGCTGCGGGTGGATCTAGGTGCGGACGAGGCGGAGGCCGAGCTGCAAATCCTGACGGGCCGGGTGACGCACACCGTGCGCATCCCGACCCTCGACGAGGTGCGCAAGCTGCACCGTACGACGCGCTACCTAAACCTACCGTACAACTGCCAGGAGGTCCGCACCAGCATGGAAGCGGCGGCGGCGCTGTGGGATGCCTGCGGCGGGAAAGCGGACGGGTACGCCGGCGCGGTGCCGATTCTCCACAAGGATTCGGTGATCCGCCAGGTCATTATCGAAATCGAGCGGGAAACAGCGGCGAGTTATGGCGAAGAAAATTTTTAGCGGGCGGGGGTTGGCCGGCTCAACCTTCGCCGAGGTTTATCCTCCACCGAATGCTCCGCCGCGACCAACTGTGCCCCGGTTCTGGCGAATGCCCCGAGGCACTGATGCGCGATCCTTTCGCGGACGCCAACTCCCCGCCGTGCGACGAATGCCCGCTGGCGCTGCTGGACGAATATCTAGCGACCCCAGCAGGCCGGTTGATAGGCCTCACCATCGACCTGGATTTCGCAATGCAAGCGGGGGTGACCGTTAGCCTCCAAGACATCACCTACCCGGAGTTTTTGTTGCTCCGCTTCCTGAGCGAGGAGCGGAACCGCTTCCACGCGGAAGCGGCGGAGAGGGCGGCGCGTGGCCAGTAACACGATTTACCTCCAAGTCGATTTCAACAGCGAGACCGCGCAGCAGAACGTCAACGCCCTCAATCAGTCGATTGCCACGACCGGCCCCACCGCAGAGAAAAGTTCCAAACAGGCCACCGCTGGCTTCCAGTCCATCGGCGTCTCGATTCAGAGCGTCAACCGGGAGTTCTCGCAGCTGACCTCTGCCCTGGCAGGACTGGGGATCGCGCGCGTGATCGCCGGCATGGTGCAGATGTCTGCCGAGTTGAGCCGCACGCAGTTGGCTATGCAGTCGTTCACGGGGAGCGCGGCAGAGGCTAACAAGGTCTTCGAGCAGGTGCGCGCGATCGCGGCGACCAGCCCGTTCCGGTTCAAGGATCTGGAAGAGACGGCGCGCCAGTTGCTCGGCTTCGGCATGGCCGCCAAAAACGTGCCCGACACGCTGCGCGTGATCACCGACCAGGTGGGCCGCATGGGCGGCTCGATTGAGAACGTCAACAACGTGGTGCGCCTCTTCGGTCGCATCATGGAAAAGGATTTCGTCGGAGCAATGGACCTGATGCGGGCGCTGCCGCAGCAGGGCGTGCAGGTGATGACCGCGCTGCGCGAGGCCATGTCGAAGCAGCTGGGCCGCGCCATCGACGTGGAGGGAGTTCGGGACGCGATTAAGGAAGGCATTCTGGACCCGCTGCAAACCATCCGCGTGGTGCTCGACTCCATGCGGAAGGCCGGCGGCTTCGGTGCTTCGCTGGCCGACGCCGCGCTGGCGTTCAAGAATATGGCCGACGCGGCTCAGAACGCGGTCAGCCAGCTGTTCGGGCCACAGGGCTTTGGACCGGCGCTTAGGAAGTTGGGCACTGAGATCGGCAACCTGCTGGCGCCGCTCGGCGGTCTGCTCGACTATCTGATGAAACTGCCGGATCCCACGAAGCTGGTGATCCTCCAAGTCTTGGCTGGGGCGGCGGCGGTCGCGGCCCTTGGCACTGCGCTCGCCATTGTCACTAGTCTAGCCAGCCCGCTGCTCAGTCTCACCGCGGCGATTTTCAAGTTCACGGTGGGACTGGCGACCATGAACCCGCAACTGGCCATTACGGTGGTGTTGCTCGGCACGTTGGCCTTTGCCGCCTATAAGCTGATCCCGCAATTCCAAGGGATGGTGGATACCCTGGTCGGCGGGGTGGCCGGCAAGATTAAAACGGCCCTGACCGGCCTGGCGGAACAGGGCAAGAAGTTCATGGCCGGGATTTTCAAGGGCGGGGGCCAGATCGAACCGGGCGATATCCTCGACACCGCCAAGCTGTTCGAGAAACTCCGTCTGGAGGAACAGAAACACGCTGATGCGGCGCAGCGCAGTTTACTCGAAGCGCTGGCCTCGCCGGTCGAGGCGGTGCGCCTGAAATACGCGACCCTCTTCAGCGAACTGGAGGAAAAGATCAAACTCCTTCCGCAGGCCCAGCAGCAGGCACTGCGCGCCATCCTGGTCGGTGCCGAAGTGACCGAGACGGCGGGGGCGAAATTCAAGGAGCAGAAAAAGCAGGAGGACGAATTCACCCGCTATCAGGTGGAGCGCGCCAAGGGAGCGGCCGACGCGCAGGTGGCCTACATCGAGGCGCAGGACGCTCAGGATCTGCGCAGCAAGGTGCGCAACATCGACCGCATCACCCAGATCCGCATGGACGCCGCGAAGCAGGTTGCGGACATCGAAAACAACAACCTGGAGGATCAATTCCACCGCTTCGAGAAGATGGCCAACGACTACCGCAAGCAGTTCGCCGCAGCGGGCGTGGACGTGGACAAGATGATCGAGGCCCACCGCAAAGAAACCGACGATAAGGAAGCGGCGGTGACCAGGAAGCAATTCGACGAGGGGCAGAAATACCGGCTGGAAGGGTGGAAGAAGGCTAACGATCTGATCATCGAAGACCAGAAGCGGGTGTACGACGCCTTCAAGGATCAGTTCAGCCAACTGTTCGACGTGTTCACCGATAAGACCAAGAGCCTCGGTCAGGCACTGGGGGACTTCTTCAAAAAACTGGTGCTGGGCGAGGCCAAGGAGCTATTCGCCAGCCAACTGGCAGGGGTGGCCACCGCAGCGGCAGGTTATGGGCAGCCGCAGGAAAGCTTGGGCAGGGGTGGGCAGGGGATCCTGGGAACCCTGCTGCGTCGCGGGATGCCGCCGCGGCCACCCCTGCCGCCGCCAGACGTGCAGCAGATCAACGCGACGCAGAGCGACATCTCGTTCCCGGTAGCCAGCGCGTTTCAGAACAGCACGCACAGCTACGAGATCGCTACCAACGCCTACTCCGACGCCACCATCCGTTTCGCGGAGGCGGTCAACAACTTCGCCGGCGCCACCGTGCAGCATGAGGGCAGCGCCGACCGCATGGCGGATACCACCACCACCATGAAGGAGGCCTTTCAGACAGCCAGCGGGGCCACCGGCGTGCCGCAGACTCTCTTGCGGGCCGTGGCGCAAGCCGAGTCCAGTATGAGACCGGGGGCCGTCTCGTCCGCAGGCGCAATGGGCCTCATGCAGTTGATGCCCGGGACGGCCCGCGAACACGGCGTGACCGACGTGTTCAATGTCGGGCAAAACGTGATGGGCGGCGCACAACACCTGCAGGAGATGCTCACCCGCTACCACGGCAATGTGCCGCTGGCGCTGGCGGCTTACAACATGGGCGCGCACGCTTTAGACCAACGGTTGGCTTCCGGTCGTGCGCTGCCCGCGGAGACTAAGGCCTACGTCGCCCGCATCACGCAGCTGATGGCAGCGGCACCCGAAGCGGCTGGTGGCGGTGGCGCCGATCTCCTTCCTGGCGGTGAGGACGCCCGCTATCTCGCGGCCACTGGCGGCGGGGGCGCTCCCGCGGTTACGATGGCTCAACTGGCAGCGTTGCCGCAGCGCGCCCAGCCACTGTTTCTGCCAGGTGTGCCCAGCTTTCAGGCGGAAGGCGCGGGAGCCGTCACCGGGCCCAGCGTGGCGGAACTGGCCAACCTGCCGATGGGTCTCACGGCACTGCAAAGGTTGAGTCCGTCCCTCTTGCCCCTGCTAACCGGCGCGTTGAAGGCGGGAGGAGCCACCACGGGCGCGGGCGGAGTGAATCTGGCGGGTCTGAACATACAGAATCTCTCGAAGCTCGGGCAGTTCTTCGGCATCTACGGCAAGGGAGTCACGTCGGCCGGCAGCATCCTGACCTCCCCGGCAGCGGGCACGCTGGCGCTAATGGCAGGCATGGGACTGGCCAGCAAAGGGTTGCAGCAGCACTACGCACCCGCGACGGTGGCGGGCGGCGCGCTGGCGGGCGCGGGGATGTTTCTGACCAATCCGAGTATGATCGCGCGCGCCAGTGAGATGCCCGGCGGGGTCGGCCTTGGCATCGGCGCGGCGGCGGCGACCGGCGCAGGCCTGGGGTTGTTCGCCAGCGGGTTCCAGCGCGGCGGCGGCACTGGCCTCGCAATGGATATCGGCGGCGGCGCACTGGCGGGCGCGGGCATCGGCACCATGATCCTGCCCGGACTCGGCACCGCCATCGGCGCGGCTATCGGAGCCGGGGTGGGCGCGATCACAGGCATTGTGCGCCTGTTCGTGCATACCGAGCAAGAGCGGATCCGCACCGGCATCAAGCAGGTCTACGGCATCGACATCTCCAACCGCCAGATCCTCACCCAGATCCAGCAGATCGTGGATCAGAAGTACGGCGGCAGCGTGACGATCGGTATCCGGTCCCAGGACGTGCAAGACATCGTGCGGCTGTATGCCCTCTCGACCGGGCAAGCGGCGAACCTGCCGCGGCCCATGTATGCCGCCACCATCGCGCAGTCGCAGGCGGGAGGCCTCGCCACCCAGCCGGTCTATCAGGGCGGCGTGCTGGTGCAGAATCCCTACACCGGCCCGACCACCTACCAATACCAGACCGCCGTCACCGCCGCGCAGGGGCTGATGGCGGGCACCAGCCAGGGCGTGCCGGGAGCCGGCGGGCAGGTGAGCAGTATTTTCATGCAGCTGAATCCGCAGCAGGCCAACGATCTATTCACGGGCCGGGTGGTACAGGCGGTGCAGCAGAACCCCGCGGCGGTTGCTTCCGCCAACGCTTCCGCCACCCGGGCGGGAGACAGCCGGGTGTCGCAAGCCTCGAACATGTTGGAGCCGTTGACGAGTTTAAGTTGAGAAGGAGAAGCACCTAAGTGAAACCAACAATCGGCAGAATCGTGCTGTATAACCATCCGGGTAGCGCGGACGGCAGGTACCCGCCAACGCAATCCCCGGCCATCATTCAAAACGTTGCTGAAGACGGAACGGTACGTTTGTTCGTCTTCGGTCCCAAAGGCCAGCACATGGATGACGGACTGACGCAAGGCGACGGGCCTTGTCAGTGGAATTGGCCACCGAGAGTGTAGGGTGCCGCAGAATCTCAATTCCGCCAACCCGCAGGGTGTGATGCCGAAGCAGCTGTGCCGGTCCTTTCAGGAGGAGTTGCGCCTGGAAGCGCTGCTGAACCAATACGCGGACGGCAGTAGCGACCGCAATGCGCTGGCACAGAACGTGCGGCACTTCTTCCGCTTGGTGCCCGGGGTGAACGGCGCCGACTGGGCCGCCCTGTGGCAGTTCTATATCCAGCACCAGGGTCCGGCTTTCTATTTTTACAACCTGCGCGAAACCGTGCCGCCGTTTAGCTACGACCCCAGCGGGCAAAACACCATCGGCCGCTACACGGTGGTCTTCGACGGCCAATGGTCGGACACCTACAACGTCGCGCGCACGGACGTCGCCCTGCAGCTGCGCGAGGTGGCCTGATGGTCCGGGTCGAAGTCAGAGACAGCCTGGGGCCAGTGCCCATACCAAGCCCTCCGGTAATTTCCGCCTTCCCTCTTCGGCCCGACTTCGGCGGCGGCATCGACTACAATCCGGCGGTCGTGGTCCACACCTTCGATCAGCCAGGCCTGAAGACGGAGCAGCGGTTCCTGCTGACGCCGATGGGCGCGCGGCGCTTCAAGTTCGCCAAACACCATCTGTCGTGCCGGGAGTACGACGACCTCAAAGCCCACTTCGAGCAGGCGCAGGGCAGCTATGCGCAGTTCCCCTACACGGTGTGGGAGCCGGGGCCGGGGCACGGCGTGCCGCGTCCAACGCAGCCGGTGTATGCCACCGAGACAGTCACAGCCCGCTACGAGAATCCGAATCTGACCTTCGACTACATGGTGGCGCTGTTGATGAACGGCCCCGGCCTGAGCTTTCTCGAAGTCCCGCAGACCACCCCGCAATATTATTCGGCGCAGCGGTTGACCCGATTCCCCGACGCGACCTTGACCGCCGCCTTGCAAGTCCAGTTTCAGCAGATCATTCCGCTGATCACGGTGGTGCCGCGTTCGAATCCAACCGCGGCGGTTTATCTTTCCAACCAGCACTTCGCGCTCGACAGCCAGTCCTACCTGCCCAGGCTGCTCGACTGGTCCGGGATCTCGCAGAGTATCGGCGAAAATTCCGATTCCGCCAGCTTCACCTTCGGCAACGCAGACGGGGTGTGGCAGACCTACGTCAATCAGGTCAATCTGTACGCGGCTTCGGTTCAGGTCAGCCTCTACCATGTGGGGAGCCGCTACATCCTGGACCTCTGGAAGGGTGCGCTGTTGAATTGGGGCTTCGACACCAGCGGGCGCTTCCAGGTGAACGCCGCCGACGGCGTGTTCAATCTGAGTCTGGCCTACCCGTCGCGCAAGATTCTGCGCACCTGCTGGAAGGTGTACAAAGGCCGCTGGTGCCCATCGACCGCGGATCCGGGGACTTTCCCCGACTGTCCAAAGGACTACGACAGCTGCGTGGCGCGCGGCGTGCCGCATTCCTTCGGCGGGCTGGTGGTGCCGCCGCAGAGCGTGCATATCAAGGACAACTCGACCGGCGTGTTCGGCTTTGGCCGGTCCAGCATGACCTCGGTGACGGTGACGCAGGATACCGTCTACCAGCGTCCCTTGCAGGAGATATTCACCGACACGCCGATGAACGTAACCGTGGACGTGGCGGCCGGCCGCGACGAGAGTGACTTCTATGCGGCGCTGGGCATTGTGGGCGAAGGCCCGATCTCGGCGTACAACGGCAACCTGATCTTGCAGACGCTGGACGGCCAGCCGCCGCAGGACCCCTTGCGCTTCAGCGGTTGGCGCGCCTTCACCGGCACCGATCCTTCGGGGCCATACGACTTCGTCGGCATCAGCCAGGCCAATCCGCTCACCGGCAAGTGGGCCAACCCGGACGGTTCTCCGTATGTCCCGGTTGGCTCCACGTATGCGGGCGGGATCGCCCTGGCGGAGATCCGCCGCACCGACCAGAAGGGCTTGCAGCTCGCGCCCGTGGCCGACCGCGCCATGACGGTGAATGTGACAGGCGGAATCGGCGGCTGGGTGTGGAATGGGCCGGGGCAGCGCACCTGGTTGAACTCGCTGCACAACGCGGTGTGGGTGGCGGTGAACGTGTATCTGCGCGGCATCGGGCTGCGCGTCGATCCGAGCAATGCCGCCCAAGTGCCCCCCTCGGTCATGGAGCAGTATGTGGACGTGGATCAGGCCGGGATCGCGGCGGCGATCTGCGACACCATGGTGCCCAAGATCATCGGCGCGGGGAACGAATTGCAATTCCCTTTCCGTGGCGTGCTCAAAGAGCAGAAGCCGCTGCGCGACTGGCTGCGCGAAATTCTGAACTGCTGCCTGGGCTACTTCACCTTCGTCAACGGCAAGCTCTGGATCGGCATCCGCTCCAACTCAAGTGTGCTCGCGGGCAATGCCTTCACGCGAGCGAGCGTGCTTTTTAAGAGCCTGACCGCTTCGCCCTTGCAGCCGCAGTTCAACTGGCTGGTGGGAAATTTCGGGGACGAGGAGTTCGGCTGGCAGCTGAATAATGTCACCATCTACGACATCGACCACGCCAGCTTCCTGGGCACGCCCGACTCGCCCCAGTACCTCACCAACACCGTGAGCTTCGCGGGCGTCAGCAACAAGAGCCAGTGCGCCCGCGTCATCATCACCAAGCTGCGCGAGGAGATTGGCGGTCTGAAGAGTGGCAGCGGCCCGCACGGGACCGGCTCCGGCATCGACGAGCAGATGAATGCGCGCAACTTCCAGTTCCGCACCACGGTGCTGGCGCTTGGGACGCTGGTGGGCGATATCGTCTCCATAGCCCACGACACCATGCCCAATAGCGGCTATGCCGAGGGCCGGGTGGCTAAGTGGACCCTAAACCCGGATTTGTCCATCGATATGCAGGCAACCTCGACCACCGAGGATATGTACGATCTGGTGGTCGGTCCCAAACCGGAGGACGTATCCGCGCCCATGGTGCCGCCCGAGGTGCTGCAAGCGGCCACCGGCCTGGCGTGGATGCCCAACGAGGTGGCGCCCTCGGCCGGCGATCCGGTCTATCCGCCGTGGGAGCGCACCTTCGATCTCTGGCAGGAATACGAGATTTCGCGCGACGCGGTGTGGGAGCCGACCATCTGGGTGCAAGGCGAGATGGCGATCAATCAGTTCGCCATTCTGAAGCAGCCGCGCATCCTGGAAATTGAGGTCCAAAGCGGCGGCAACCTGACCGGCCCGCTGACGGTTTACGCGGCGGTCACCCAGAAGAACGCGGGCGGGGAGCCGGCTGTGCCGTCGAATCTGACGGCCATCTACATCCCCACCGGAATGAGCAATCAGAAGGTGACGCTTACGGTGGTGCCCGCCGTCGACGCCACCCTGACGGACTACGACGTCTGGGCCGGCCTTGACCGGCGGCGGATGGCCTGGCAATTCGGCGGCAGCGGCCAACCGCCCGGAACGATCGACATCCCCGGTCCCATCCACGACATGACCAGAGGCCTGCCCGAGGGCGCCGCGGTGGGTGTGCGGATCGCCGCCAAGCACGTCTGGCACGCCGGGGTGGCGGGCCTGCTGGTCAACGGGGTCACCTCGCCCAACAAGATCCTGTGCAACGACTTCCTCCACTCGACCGATGACTGGGTCGGCCAGATGGTGTTCGTGTGCTCCAACAAGGACGGGCAGGTGCCGCTCTGGAACTTTGAGATCACGGCATTCGACCCGGCGACCGGCGTACTTACAGTGAGCCCCGATTGCGCGACCGCCGATCCCACCCAGTCCGTGCAGCAGGGCGATGTGCTGATCGTCTACGCGCGGCCGACCTCCGCCGACGCCAACAGCATCAGCAACTCCCTGTGGGATAACAGCGTCAACCGCCAGCAGTTTCCGGGGACCGCCGGCATGACTCCCGGCGAAGAGAAGGGCAGGATCGTCCGCATCCTGCGCAATACGGGCGCGGGGCAATGGCGCTTCGTCACCGACAATACCGCGCTCTCCCATTCGATCTCTCCTCCGTGGGATGTGATCCCCGACAGCACCTCGCTCTATATCGTCGAGGCCGCCGACTGGCCCAGCATCAGCCCGACCAACCAGCTGATCGTTTCGCACTCCGGCATCTCTACCGCGCTGCACCTGCAGGTGCCTAATCTGACCGACGAGGTGGCGCTGGTGGGAGGCTTCCTGGTGGACACGGAGGGCCGGCAAACCGACGATAGCGTGGCCGCCTTCCGCATGATCTTTGTGTTCGGCCAGCCGCCCACGGTGCGTGTGGTGGGGCCTGACCGCGGCCCCTTCGATGTCGCCGTGACCGACCAGACCATCCGCGCGGATACCTCGCAGAACGACGTCACTGTCAACCTGCCGCCTCTCGCCGTGCTCCAAGGGCGCAGCCTGCTGTTCGTGACGGACGGGCCGAATACCACCATGATCAACACCTCGCCTCCGGATAAGTTCCCGGACGGCTCCGTGCGGATCGCGCTTGGGGCTGGAGCCACCGTTCGTATCACCGCAGGAGGGATTTACACCACATGAACGGTCCCCTTCGGCCACTAAGGAACGCCCGCGTCTCGAGACCGCACGTGCCCAAGGCATCGCCTACTACCGGCTCCTGGATTGTGGAGACCGACGGGACCGGCAGCAGCGGGGGCTACATCCCACCGGATGCTCCACCGGTCTCGGTCGGCATACCAGAAGTGAACCCGCTTTACGATGGCCGCTTCGAAGTGCGCGTTCCCTGGACGCCGGACCCGACCGCCGGCAGCGGCAACTTCCAGGGCGTCTCGGTCTACGTCGAAGACCCCGACATGAGCGAGACCACGACCGCGCCGATGGATGGCACGGTGCCGATGGACGGCACGATTCAAATGGCCGGCAAGTGGATTTGGCAGCACGTCACCGAAAACACTGAATCTCCGGCCGACTTGTTCGTAAACGGCAAGGTCAGCGATCGCTACATCCGGGTGTATTTGCAGGCTTACAACTTCGTCGTCAACTCCACGTTGATCCGGGCCAACAAGCCCAACGCCACTCCGAACGTGCGGGTTCCGATCCCGGCCGCGGCGGGCCACTATGTGAGCGGCCAGGAATACGCCTGGCTGGTCTCGAATCCCATCGTCACCGTAATCGACAATTTCGATAACCCGGAAGACCCTACTTACAGCCTCGTGTTCTCGTTCATTGAACCGGACGACACCATTCCCCTGCCGCCCGGGTTGAAGCCCTACGCCGGGGTGCAGACGGTCTACGAGTACCCATCCCAGAACAACCGGCGCGCGCAGGCCCGTTTCCTGACGGCGCACAAGCCCGAGACCTGGATCTCGGACGAATACTACGCAACCACCATCACCTTCCTGGTGTGGTTCTGTTCGGTCGATTCCGAGGGCCACGTCAACACCATCGTGAAGGGCGTCACCCCGATGGTGCAGGTGTCGGTCACTTACCCGCCCGCAGGCCAGACCATTTCGCCCGAGGTCACCGGCCTTGCCATTGGGCCGACGACTTACCTGCCGACGCCCGACGGCTCCATCCTGGCGCAAGCGCAGCTCACCTGGACCAACCCGGCGACGTTGAACCGATTCAGCGGGATTCATATCTACCGCGTCGGGATCACGCCGCCGCGCAGCTTCGGAGTGGGCGGAAACAACGCCACCAGCTTTACCCTCGAAGCGCTCGACTGGCCACCCGTCACCGCGGAGAGCTGGACTATCGCCGCCATCTCGCTCGACGACAAGGGACGCCTCGCGGACGACCCTGCGTCGATCTCTGCGGCTACGCCGACGGCAATCTGGCACATCGGGCCGCCTTCCATTTCGAACGGCCAGTACGCGCCCGTGGTGGTCGCCACCGCGGCCACAGTAGTGGCGGAACAGCAACTCAATTCCGATGGCGTAGTGATGGTCCGCTTCGTCATCTCGGGGTGGGTGAACTCGACTGATAACAAATTCGGCGGCGTCTCCATCGCGCGGCTGCTGGCCAACGATTCCTTGACCACCGGCAAAACCACCTGGTGGGACGCTCCCAAAAATCAGACCTCCTTTACCACCGACTGGGAGCCCGCGCCCGCTGCGACCTCCTGGGATTTCTGGTTTGTGTCGCGCGATCAGCAGGGTAACCGCAACCAGATCCTGCCGGGGATCACGCCCAAGGTGACGGTCAACTTCACCCCGCAAGCGGGCGACGTGCTGGCATCGCGCCTGCCCAAAGACTGGTTCGATACCTCGGAATTTCAATGGCCCGATGGTTTCGATTTTTCGGTCAAGCTGATTCACGCCGAGAAGATTTTTGTGGACAAGGTCCTGCGCGTCGGCGGCGGCACCGGCACGCTGGCGTCCTCCTTCGCCGGAAATCAGAATGGGCAAATCGGCGTCTTTAATTTTCAGAACACGCTGGTCGGATGGATCGGCCAGCAGGACGGCACGTCGACTGGCGACAATCCCACGCCGCACAGCATTTACGGCGCATGGTTCGCTCAGGTCTACATCGGCGGCGGCAACCCCACCACCGCGCCCATCTATATCAACGACCAGGGTGTGGCGATCTTCGGCGGCTTCGATACGCAGATTGCCAACGGCGCAACACGGTACCCGTACATCTCGATCCGGGACGCCTCCAACGTTGAGAAGGGCCGTATCGGAGCGCGGATTGGCGACGGTCTGGTGACGCCGGCCGATCCGGCCTATATTGCGGGCGCGTGGTTCACCGAGTTCGCCGTCGGCGGTCAGTCGCTCGCCGACTGGCGCATCCTCGCCAAGCGCTCAGCCACCACGGATCCGACCGAGGGCAGTCTGGTCCAGCTGCGGAACATCAATATGTTCCAGATCAATTACGTGCAGAACTACCACTACCCATCGGGCGGCAGCAATCATCCGAACGCGGCCTACACTTTCCAACTCGGGTACGACGCCTATGTGACGGACGGAACCACTAGCGCCTATTCCAAATTCCCCGGCCTCACGCTGGTGCGCGATGGAACCTCGCACGGCATCAGCCTGATCAATCGCGGCCTGATCTGCTACATGCCAAACGGAGCGCGGGCGGCGGCGCTGGTGACCTACAACGGCGATCCCAACGGCGGCGACGGCGGGCAGTTCTGGGCGGAAATGACTCTGTACTCGCAGGCGAATAGCGCGATCAACGTCGAGCTTTCCTCCGGGACCTCGGGAAGCGGCGCTTCGTTTTTCAAGCTCTGGGATGCGGGGAGCAACCTAAATTTCTCGGTAGATGGGGCGGGGACGGTGTTCTGCCGGAGCGGACTGACCTGCGCCAGCTTGACGGTCAACGGCGCTCTGACGGTTAACAGCCTGACCGTAAACTCGGCCATGATCGCACAGTCTTACAAGGTGGGCTCCACCGAGGTCATCACTGCGGGCGGGCAGTTCGATGGACCGGGCGGCGTCAACACGACCGGCGACATCCGCACGGGCGGGCAAGTGGTGGGCGCTTCCTTCTACCTGCCGGGAGGAAGCCAGCCGCTGATTACCAACGCGGGTGGGGGGCAGTGGAATGGAGCAGGCGGCGTTTACACCAACGGCGAAATCGAGAGCACATCGGTAGTGAAGTGCAGGACAGGCTTTTATGTGAACGGAGTAGGAGGGGCGAACGGATCTTTCGTGGCTGGCGCGAAAACGGTCACCGTGTCGGGTGGCATCATCACATCGATTGTTTAAGGAAGAGGAGAAACATGGAACGAAGTTTTCGGTTACTGGATTACGAAGCGGAGCAACAAACGCGCATGGAGCAGGAGTTGCAGAACACGCTTGCCAACTATGGCGCTCTCACTCTGCAACTGGAAGCGGTCAAGGCCCGCATCCCGCAGGTCGAGGAACGGCAGCGGACCTTTGTGGGGCAGGTGGCGGCGCGGGCCAACGCGGGGCAGTTTCAGAGCGCCAGGATTGCGAACGGCCATCTGATCTGCACGGTGCCCGATGAGCCGATGGGGCTGCCGAACCCGGTGCCGGCGGGGCTACCAGTGCTGGATAGCGCGGGTGGCCCGGTGGCAGTTCCCGAACATCGTGCCGCCGAAGGCCGCAAGCCGCGCGTCAATGGGCCGGATCAGATAAGCGCAAAGGAGTAAGTCGATGGCTTCCGATTGCAGCGATGTTATCCGGCGGACGATAGAAGTCATCGGCAACCGGCGCGAAGCAATGCAATGGCTGGGCACGCCGGTTCGCGCCCTCGGGTACGCCACGCCGATTGCGCGACTGGCAAGCGAGGCCGGAACAGAAGAAGTCCTGAATCTGCTGACCGCACTGGAGCATGGCGTTCTGGAGCCCGTGGGCATTACGGGCACGGTGGGCGTTATCACACTCGTGGGCGGAATCGTCGTTGAATATCGGCTGAAGGAGTAGATCACCATGCCGTGGCTGTCGCTCAATACCTACGTTCCGACTGACAAGGTTCGGAACGATATGTTCAATAGTTTGGCCAACGATGACCGCAACTGGGGCGGCAACGTGAACGGCGGCGGCAACCGGCTGAGCAACGTCATCCTCGACGGCACAGGCGGCTTTCAGTTCTACGCTTCGCCGCTCCAGGTCACCCCGGGCGCGGATGGCCAGGGCGTCGTGCAGATGGATCAGACCGTCGGGGCCAACCAGATCGCGCGATGGACAGCGGGCAAAACCGCCACCGCCGAGAGCGGGGCAAACGCCGGTTCCGACTATGCCATCGTCCGCTACGACGATGCCGGCGCTCTGCTGGGCACTCCCTTCCAGATCGCCCGCTCGACCGGGCTGATTACGATGGGCGCTCAGAAGTGGACCGGCGCGATTGACGGCGGCGGGCAGACGCTCTCGAACATCACCATCGCCGGAGTGGCCTCCGATCCAACCACCACCAAGGGCGACCTGATCGCGCGGGGCGCGGCGGTGCTAGGGCGGTTGGCGGTCGGCACCAATGGGCAGGCGCTCGTAGCGGACTCTGCACAGACTCTCGGCATGAAGTGGGCCACCACCGATCCCACTACGACGCTCGGAGATCTGATCGTGCGCGGGGCGGCGGCGGTCGGGCGGCTCGGCGTCGGCACCAACGGGCAGGTGCTTCAGGCCGATTCCACGCAGACGTTCGGCGTGAAGTGGGCAGCGGCGGCGACCACGGCATCCTACTCGAAGGACGGCACGCTGGTTGGGACACGTCCCGGCTTCAACGTCATCACTGGCGCGAACGTGGTGCTGACGATGGCGGATGACTCGGCCAACAACCGCGTCAACCTCACCATCGCGGCGGCGGGCGGCGGCTCGGGCGGGATGGTCGACCCGACCACAACGCTCGGGGACCTGATTGTGCGCGGCTCCGCTGCGCCGGTGCGGTTCGCGGTCGGCAGCAACGGGCAGGTGCTCACGGCGGATTCGTCGGCGGCGCTCGGCGTCAAGTGGGCGGTGGGCGGCGGCGGGCAAACGCCGTGGACAAGCGATATCAATGCGGCGAATTTTGGGTTGTGGAACTTACGCTACCTCGCTATTGGTGCAGCCTCTTTGCAGCCATCGCCCACTGTCGGCTTTGGGGTTGCAGGAAGCAGTGGTCTTACGTCAGTGGTTATTACAGAAACGCTGAGCACCGGGCAGGCAGGCTTCACTCTCAACGCCAACGTTGCCCAAGCCACTTTCATGTTGAGCGGGAGCGCGGCGAGTGTCCCGAATCATCTGGCGCTGAGTAATAACACCGGAGGTATTTCATTCTGGACAGGGACCGAGCGCCTGCGCATCACGGCGACGGGGAATGTCGGCATCAATATCACAACTCCAGGTTCCCTGCTCCATCTCGCGGGAAATGGCGCTGTAGATACGCCTCAAGGCGTGATCACAATGTCCCGGTTTTGGCCTGATGCCTCAAACGTGCGGGCAAGCGCCCTTTTCCACTATTACAATTCCGCAGCGGCTACGGATTTGCTCGCCTTCGGAGTTTCCGGGGACGGCGGTGGCTCAACTACCGCACCCGGACAAATCAGCAACGCCAAGATGGTTATCACGGCGGGCGGTTATGCTGGCATCGGCACGACGACTCCGACGCTTGAGGCCGCAATGGCCAGACTTGTGGTAACTGGCATAGCAGCGCAGGTGGCCTCGAATCTTGCCACAAGCAACACAAAAGCGCTGGCTTCTTTCCGGGCTAATAGCAGTTCCGGTTATACACTCGCCATCGGGGCCGAGAGCGGCAATTCTTTCCCGTACTTACAGGCCGTCAATTGGAATGGCGGTAGCTCGGCGGCGTCTCTGCTGCTAAATCCATTCGGCGGCAACATTGGCATGCTCAAAATCAACCCAGCTTACGCGCTCGACGTCGCGGGCGACGTGAATTGCACGGGCGCGTTCCGCGTCAACGGCGTGGCCATTGGCGGCGCTCAAACACCGTGGACAGGAGACGTGGATGCGGCGGGGCACGCATTGAACAATGTCAGCGCGGTCTACAGCAACATCGCATCCGTAGGCGGCACGGGTAAATATTTAATATTTGGCTGTCCACTGGCCACGGGTGATCCTGGCACAATGGCAGCGGACACCATTGCCTTTTGGCGTGACTCATCCAATCAACTACACATTGTGTGTTCTTACAGCGATCTAACACGCCACCGCGCAACCATAGGTCTGGCCTAGAGCGAATAGGAGAGAAACTAACATGGCACTTACTTACGATCAATCCAACACCCTGATGCAGGACGCGGCTTTCCGCGGCCGCGTCAAGGTGGCTTGCTTAAAATACGCGGACTCGATTCTCAACGAAGCGCCGACCGTGCCGGCGCACAACACGCGGTATCGCTGGGCGCAGCAGTGCGACCAACAGCCGGACCAGACCGCGCTGACCATCACGCCGCCGACCGTGATGGACCCGGCGGTGCAGCAAGACGGCTCCAACATCACCGATACGGCCTTGCAGGGGTCGGTCGAGACCGTCATCAACAAACTGCTCTAAGGCTTCGGGCGGGAGCGCTTGAGGCGTTTGAGTTCCCGTTCGAACACGATGGCGAACTCCACGAAGCTGATATCCAGCTTCCAGAGCAGCTTCAAAACCGTGTCCAGCGTGGGCGAGTGCAGGCCGCGTTCGAGCCCGCTCATGTAGCCGCGGTCCACGTCGGAGTCGAAGGCCAGGCGCTCCTGCGCGACCTGAGCGGTGGCGCGTAACGCGCGGATGGCGCGGCCGAAGGCCAACCGAACCGATGGCAAATCGCCCGTTGCTGGCTTCCGGGGCATATAGGCATAGTGCAAGGAACTGCACAAAAACTACCACGCGATAGATGCCACGGGATAGATCAGACTAGCCGCAACCATATTGTGTAACAACTGTACTATCCCTATGGGCCGTGCGCCCTTACTCACAGTACCGATGTGAGTCCTAGGAAAGTTTGGTTGCAATTTCGCGGTAGAGGGTCATACTTCTTAACAACATATCTTTCAGCAAACGTTTGATGGATGGGCGAGCTTCTTCGGCACCTGTTAACGGGCGGGTCCGCGCGGCCCCACAGCTTTGGAATACTTCGATGGTTCCGAGTCGCAGTCCGCCCGCCTACCCACTAGAGCCACCGTACTGCCTCGATATTGCAACCGTACTTTCGCAGCACCGTGGCGACACCACAGCAGCACTGTGGGAGCACCGCAGATGTGCCGCCATCGTGCGCGCGAGAGCACCGCGGCGGTGCTAACCGCTGTGTTGCCTATAATTTACGCTTGACACAGCGCAAGTGCTGCGTTAGTATTCTGCGTGTTGATCGCACCCCGACCGGGCGACAGCACGCGGAGCCAAAAAACAATGCCCAAACACTTACGGGAGAGAACTGTGCCCAAAATCACGAAGTCCGCAGAGTTACGGCCCGCTGGGTTTTCCAGAACCAATATGCAGCTGCCGGTTGGTCTGATCGATGCGATGAGAAAACTCCGGCATATCCGGCACCAGCAGGAGGGCGTGGACCCCAAGCTCTGCCGGATCTACAAGGAAGCCGTGGAGCAGTACGTCAACGCGAAACCGCAGCAGCAACTGCTGCAGGAGTGGTACGGAGATGGACCTGGAAAGCCGGCCAGAGCCTCTGGCGACCGCGCTGCCGCGCGGGTGTGATGTCTGTCACCAGCAGGCCGCCGTGCGCTGGCTGGATTACGACCTCTGGGCGTGCGCCGACTGCGCACGCCTCTATCTGACACAGCTGCAACTGAAAGGCTGAACCGTCATGCAAACAGCAACCATTGAAATCGACCGTTCGCAAGCGATGACCCTGTACCGCCAGTACAAGGAGCACCGCGACTGCTTCACCAAGATGGACGCGGAGATCGAGCGTGCCTACCGGCAGATCGCGCGCGGCCACAAGGTGATTCAGGCGCTCGAAAGCATCCGTCACGCCGGCCTCGACGCCCTGAGCCGCCCGCGTCTGGGGATCGTCCGGGCGGATGCCGAGTGGTGTTATCTGACACGCGGCAACGGGCAGGTGTTGTTCTCGATGGACCGATGGGTGCGTGCTCGCGCGCCACGCCGCTCGGTGATCGTGCGCTGGCCCGGCATGATCTGGAACATCGACAACGGAGGCGCCAAGGCGCGTGTGCCGCTGATCCCGGTGCATCTCCGGCCGCGCGTGAGCCTGGACCGGTACCACCTTCTGTTTGAAGCGGACTGGGTGGGGGTGCCGCCCGACCCGATGTTGTTGCGGCGCTGCGGCAACGACCTTTGGGTGGTGGTGGCAGCGTGGGATTTGACGCCGGTAGAGCGCGCCGTCATGGGCGCGGAGTAATGCCATGATCGACCACCAACTCAGGAACGCGTGCATCACCTCGACGGATGTGGGGCCGATCTTCGGGGTGGACGCCTACCGGGGAGCCTTCGACGTGTGGGCCGTGAAGCACGGACACGCGCCGCGGTGGAACCCAACTCCGCGGATGCTCCTGGGCAAGGACCTGGAGCAGGGCATCTTGCAGGCCTACAGCCGGATCACCGGCAGGCCGGTGGAGTGGTTCGACAAGACCATGCGGCATCCCGAGCGGCCGTGGATGGCGGCCAGCCCCGACGCGCTGGTAACCAGCGATCCGCTGGAGCGCGGGGTGGACGCCAAGCTGGTCTTCTGGGACCAGCGGCGTAAGTGGGGCGCGAACTCCAACGACATCCCCGAAGGCATCCAGATGCAGATGTGGTGGTTCATGGCGGTCCTCGAATGCGACGTCTGGGACGTGGCGGCCTGGGTGGGCGAGGATGAGCCGCGCATCTACGAGATCGAGCGCGACCGCGAAGCCGAGCGGGTGGTGATTGCCAAGTGCGAGGAATGGCACCGCCGCTATGTGGTGGGCGACGAGGTCCCGCCGATCTCTGGCAGTGAAACGTCGTCGGCCTGGCTCCAGCAGGCGTTTCCGCACGACCATCGGCCGGACATGCGCGACGCGACCGATGCTGAGATCGCCTACCTGGAGGAGTACGCGCTGGCTCGGATCGACCAGCAAGAAGCCACCGAACGCCGCGGGGAGATGGAGAATCAGATCAAACTGGCGATTGGCGACCGCGAGGGCCTGCAATGGCCGGGCGGTAAGTTCACATGGCGGCGCACCAAGGACCAGGAAAAGATCAACTGGAAAGCGCTGGGCACATACCTGCTAAATACCCGCATTCGGGAAGAGCAGGAACGCGAGGCGATGCGCGTCGAGTACACGAATACCAAAGCCGGGGTGCGGCGGATTCATTTCGTCTGCGACACGCATGATATCTCCGACGCTGTGGGAGTGACGGGGTGAAGATCGAGCAACTCAGTCCGGAGGCGCAGGACGGCCTGCGCAAGTGGGCCGCGTTCCAGCACGATGATTTGCTCTTCGACGCCATCAGCAGTGTGCCGCAGGAGCGGGCCTGGATCTGGTTTCAGCTATGCGCGGCGGAAGACAGGCCCGAGTGGTTTCCCAAGGGGAAGTGGGCAACCATCCAGCACATCGCCACGATTCTGGACGAGGAAGCGGATGCGACGAGAATACGACCCTCAATGTGAAGCCCTCGCCCGCTATTTCCTGGGCCAACCCGCGCGCGATGAAGCCCTCGTGGTGGAGCTGGCCGGGGTGATTCAGGAGGCCATCGAGGACTGGGAACAGAACCGACAGAAGGAGAAAACAAGCGATGCAACCGACACCAAGCAACACAACCGTTGACGTAGCGGTGACCCCGCCAACCGCGCCGCCGCCGGCGCCGGGAGCTATACCCACCGAGGCGCGCTCTCGGGTAACAGTCGAGCAGTTGGCCACGTTGCCCGACAGCGAACGGCGCACCAATTGGATCAACTCGCTGGTCGACGCCGAGGTCGCGCGGCAGAACTACGCGCAAGACCGTGCGATGGCGAGGGAGTTCGCCCTGTGCGGGCAGTTCGACGATCTCAAAGGAGTGAGCACCGAGCAGGCCGTCGCCACGGCGATGGTGAAAATCAACCTGGGCCGCTCGTGGGGATTCAACTGCGCTGACTCCATGCGGAATATTTATTTCGTGAACGGCAAGCCCGCGCTGGAGCAAGATATCGTAGCGAGTAAGTTGCAACAGGCGGGAATCGCTTGGGACCCCGAGTTCGCCTATGAGGAAGTGCCCGCAACTAAGACCGGGCGCGCGTGGCGCAAATGCGTAGGATGCACCTTGTGGCTGAAGGAGTGGAACAAGATCGAGCAGCGCTACCAGCCAATCAAAGATCGCAAGGGCGAACAGGTGGCGGTGTCGTTCACCCTGGCCGACGCGGAGAACGCGAAGTACTGGGAAAAGGGTCAGGAAAAGCCGCTCTCCGAGAAGTTCAACTACCGCAGTTATCCAGGGGACATGTTCTATTGGAGGTGCATCAGCCGGGTGCGCAAATACTACGCGCCGCACGTCCTGCGCGGCGGCATGCTGCGTGAAGAGGCGCTGGAGATGATGCCCGCCGATCTGCCGCCCGACCAGCTGCCGCGCGAATTGCAACCGCCGGAAGTGCTACCGGCCGAGCGGAAAACCTTGGCGGAGAGAGTGAAGGCCAACGAAGTCGGGCCGGACGTAGGCACGCAGAACGCCATGTTTCCCGAGTAGTGCCATGACCCCGGAGCCAGAGCACGACTGTCTGCAATACCTGCAATATCGGGAGCATAGCTGGGTCGAGACGCACGGCCTCGATGCGCCACCCTACGAGGCCTGCTGGCAGGAATGGTGGGAGTGCGCTGTCTGTGGGTCGCGGTTTACCTCAAAGGAGTTGAGAGAGATTTATGAGTCGCAAACGACAGTGGGGCGAGGATTCGACGACGAAGATTGATCTTTCCGGGGGCGCGTCCATCACGGTGTCGTTCCTCGGAAACCTCTTCACTCTGGAGCCGGCTGAGCGGCAGCTGATGAGCGACCTTTCCGCCGTCCTCCAGAGCTATCAGGACAGCAAAGCATCGGGCCAGGCGAAGGCGGCGGCATTAAAATGACCACGGCATCCACAACTCGTAAATGCGCCTGCGGCCGCACGATCAGTGGCAACAAACTGACGTGTGCCGCTTGCTCGAAGCCGGTCGCGACTGGCGATGGCGTGCTGGAAATCTTGAACGTGGGAGCGGGGGACGTGAAGATCACATTCAACACCGGCGACGTATCCGATACGATTCGTGCGCGCCGCATTGTCACCGACATGCTGCGCCGTGGCTTCGCACTGCTAGTCGAGATCGAGCGTGACGGCGAGCGGAAATACGAGCGCGTGCAGGCCTTCGATGAAAAGACCGGCGAGTATCTGATTGCCGACTTCGATCCGCTGGACGCGCGGCAAGCCGATCTAGAAGACGCTGCTACAGCCCGCCGGCTGGAGACGGCCCAACGGCATGGGGAAGCACCAACCGGACTTCAGCCCCCGGGCAGTAGCAGCGACCTTGGGATCACGGTGAAGGATATTCCTTTGTGCGCCTGCGGGCGACCGCTGCACCATCGCGGCTCGTGTAAGGGCCAGAAGCGCGGCTATCGCCGGGTGCCGATGGAAGGCGCGAAGGCCACGGCAGTGGGGAGGTCAAGCGGTGGCTAGGCCTACACCGTCTTGGGCGGACGTTCGCAAGGGGATGGCGCGGATGGCCGAGAAGCAGCACGAGTGGGCCGGCTTCCCGATGCCGGTCGAGGGCATGTCGATGCAGATCCATCCGAGCTATCCGTTCGCGGAGAACCTCAGCAAGACCTTTCTGCCGAAACCGTCCCTGCGCATGTGCCGCGATTCGGACGTGTGCGAAGAGACGCGCCTACGGAACCGCTGGAACTCCTACCGCGACGGTAAGGAGATCCTGATCGTCCAGGAGCGCGGGAAGTTTTTCTTTCTCTACTCGCCGGTGCAGAACAGCGGGCCGATGCTGCTGCAAACGGTGAGCGCCGCGCGGGCGTGGGATTTCGAGGCCGAGCTTCGCGCGATGGAGACACTCAAGCGGCACGTTACCGAGTGGGCGTTTCAGTGCTACGTGATGACCGGCTCGTTCCTTGAAACCTCGAAGCGCTCGGGGGTGGTGTACCTGTTCCGGCGGTTGCGGCCTACGATTGCCTTGACTGGCAAGCCCGACAAGAACCGCCGCGATGTCGGGATGCGGATCCTCTGCACGCTCTGCGCTCACCCCATCGGTTACTACCGCGATTCGTGGGCCGGCGCCCTGGTGCCGACCGACGATGTGCTGAGTCACCTCTTGCTCATGAGGGCCGATGAAAAGTTTTTTTGGCGCAATAGCAATCAACATCCGGCGTGGGCGCCGGAGTCGGGGTTATAAAACCGCGATGGCGATGACACCAGCGCGGCGAGGTCAGGCGGAGGCAGGGCTCGGCAGGGTTTTTTGAAAAGAAGGTTTTTAATTTGCCGGGGCAGGGTGTGGCACGGCTGGGCACGGCACGGCCGGGCAGGGCAGGGCAGGGCAGGGCAGGGTACGGCGAGGCGAGGGTGCCAATGGCACAAATCAACTAAGAAGGGCAGAAACAACAACTATGAGAACCATTGAAGTGGAACTTACCAGCGAAATGCCGCTCTTAATGCACGCGGATAACATCGACTGGGCAGACAAGATGGAAGACTGGAAGAACGATCCCAAGAACAAGAGTAAGTCAAAGCCAGGAGACGATAGAACTCCCGCCTGGAGGTGGCTCGGGTGCCTAAACTACGATGATCCGAAGACCGGCGTCGTGACCGTTCCATCCGAATACATCATGCGGTGCCTCATGGGAGGCGCAGCGGAAGTACCGACCGGCAAGGGCCGGAAGACCTTTAAGGAACTGAGCCAGAGCGGCATTCTATGCGAAAAATTTCACTGGCCTTTGCTAATCAATGGGGAAAAGAAGCCGGTGCGAATGGAGGATATCAATCAATTATTGAAGGTCCCCCGTTTCCCGGACCAGGTCGAGGGCGCTAAGGCGCTGGGCTTCTCTCTCTTTGTCAAACGCGCAAGAGTCGGCAATAACAAACATATCCGAGTCCGGCCGCGTTTTGACGATTGGAGTACGAGAGGTGAACTGATGATCATCGACGATCAGATCACCAATGATGTGGTCGCTAGTATTCTCGACATCTCGGGAAGGTTGAAGGGTCTTGGAGATTGGAGGCCGAGCGCTAAGACTCCGGGACCGTTCGGGACGTTCAAGGCGAAGATTGTGAGTTAAGGCATGGCTCGGCGCGGTAGGGTCGGGCTGGGCCTGGCCTGGCAAGGCCGGGCGCGGTGCGGCATGGTTGGGCAGGGCGAGGGTGCCAATGGCACAAATGAAAGGAGGAAGTTATGAGTCATGGATTTCGCGGCGGCATTCCCTACGCGGTTGACGTGAACCGCCTGAAGGATGCTTTCCCGGTGCCGATGCTCGCCGAAGGGCGAGTCATTGAACATGCCGACTTAGAAGAAATCGTGAAGGCGAAGAGGGGCGGGCAGCGCTACTACGGAGTCATCAACTCCTGGATCAATAGCATGAAAAACACCAACGGAATTTTCATGACCTGGGAGACGTCGGTGGGCGTAAAGGTTCTGGGCCCGGCGGAAATTCTAGCTCACGCTGAGATCAGGACCCGGCAGAAGATCAAGCAGACCGGCAATGCGGTGAAGACCTTCGTATGGGTCGACCGAACGAGATTGGACAGCACGGGGCAGCAGCGTTTGGATCACCAGGAGCGCGTCGCCAACGCGATCAGGGATGCGCTGAACACTGCCAGAAAAGATTTGGCGATAGACCTGGCGCCGGTAAAGTCTCTGCCAAAACCGAAAATGATTCGGGAGGCCTGAAGAAGTTTGGTCCGGTCGGGCTCGGCAAGGCCCGGTGGGGCTAGGCGTGGCGGGGTGCGGCTAGGCAAGGTTGGGTATGGTACGGCGAGGCAAGGGTGCCAATGGCACACGGGATTGTGATTTCGGTACGGCGAGGCGAGGCCTGGCAGGGTGTGGGCATGGTGTGGCGAGGCGAGGCGAGGTATGGCAGGGCGAGGGTGCCAATGGCACATGAGAATTCATTTCGTAAGGTTTGCGGCGAGGGCAGGGCAAGGTCGGGTCAGGCTCGGCTCGGTCAGGCAGGCCAAGGCTGGGTCAGGTCAGGTGGGGTGGGGCATGGTCGGGCTCGGTCAGGCAAGGCCGGGCAGGGCAGGGTACGGCGAGGCGAGGGTGCCAATGGCACGAACGGGATGTTTGCAAGTTCCGGCAATGCGCGGCTGGGCTGGGCGCGGCGAGGCAC